GCAATGATAATTGCGCCGTTGTGATCGGCGTTGAGGGTTGTTCCGCAAGCCTGGCAGACAAACTCGGCTTGGGACCGTCTATTTAGAGGGTTAACGTGGTGGCAATGCGAGCACTCCTGGCTGGAATAAGCGGCGGATACGAGCACAAAATACTTGCCGCGACGTGGGGCTTTGTAGGCCGCATACTGGCGAATAAGCCCCAGGCCCCAACGCAGCAAGGAAGCATTGAGTCCGGCCTTTGCCGCTGCGCCATTGCGTTCGTAACCCTTGCCGTCTTCTTTTGGGCGGGGTTCAGGGGCAGCGGTCATGTCGCTTAGGCGCAAATTCTCAAAGGCGATGGCTTTGTGCGGGGTATGGCACAACGCATGGGAAGCCTTGTGGGCAAAGTCTCGCCGGATGCGTCTTTGCTTGGCTTTGAGGCGGGCAATACGCTTTCGGGTCTTTTCTCTGCGGTGGGAACGCTTACGCTGCCGCGCCATTTTGCGCTGCAATCGCCTTGCCTTTTTCTCGCATTGGAAGTAGGAGCGCGTGGCTTCTGGCGTTGGATGGATGACAACTCCCTCAGAAGTTGTGACACTGCGAGCAACACCCAAGTCCACGCCCAAAACATGTCCCTCGTTTTCGATGTGCGCGGGAAGTTTGGGAGCCTCAATTCCGTCGTCGTAACTAAACCCAGCGAACCATCTTCCATCAGCTTCCACGCTGACGACAAGCATGTTGGGAGTCTCAAATTCCCGATGAGCTTTCCAGCGCACAAAACCTAAATCCTGCTTTCTTGAACCAATGCGCAGGCATCCGTCTTGGATCGTAAAAAGCTCTTGGGTGAGCACGAGGCTTTGCCTCCCACCTCTGTTTTTTATAACTGGTGCGCCACCCCCTTGGGACGCAGCCAGAACGGCTTTGGCGTAACGATAGCATCCGTTGCGAAAAATCTGCGAAGGGACTTCCTTCATCCAGGGATTGTTCTTACGGAAATGGGAATACGCCTGATTGAAGAGGCTGATGTTTTTTGGATCGGGGTCGGTCCAAGAGGGAGAAAGAATAGCACGGTTGCGCAGCCATGCCTCATAGCGATATTCGTCAATCTTCGCGTTATAGACAAAGCGTTGTGCGCCAATCCACCGCCGCAAGACGCTTTCTTGCTCGGCATTGGGATACAGGCGAAACCTTCTTCCCACTTGCATAAGCTCAATTTTGCGTATAGTTCTAGATATTTCAAAATTTTGTTTTGCATTGCTTGGCTATCAATGCGGCAAGGTCATTTAAAAGTTTTTGCGAAAGCTCAAGCAGGCAAGCCTGCAATTCTTTAGCAGTGACAACTTTAGTTGCTGTCACGGAGATGGGTGGCGCTTGATCCTCCAAAATTGCGATAGTGATGCTCAGTTTTTTCATTCGGCACCTCTAATAGCATGGGGCTTTTTTGTTATTTCAAAATCTTTCAACAACTTAAAACGGAACTGCGGGCCGCGACGATAGGCTGGCTGATGTCCATAATTCTCAGGACGCGAGCGGAATTTTGAATACTTTTCCTCGTAGCCAAAGCGAATCATGGCCTGGCACAGCTCGTCGTCTCGGCTTAGGCATTGCTTGTGTCTGTAGCCCCGCATGAGCCGCAACACGCGGTGACTGCCTTGTTCTTCCTTGGGGATGATAGTGTTGACGTAAGCATCCCAAACAACAACAGACGCCAGCCATGACGCCAAATGCCGCTTCCCCTGCGCCGCCCTGGCAATGCGGCGAGCAAGGGCAAAAGGTGGCTCGGCAAAAGCCACAACTGGCCTTTGCAGAATTTTCCCGTTCTTGTTGATGCGAAGGTTTAAGTCAGGAGTCATGATCTTCGTCGCCACCAAAATATGCCTCGGCCAGCGCCCACAGCGCACCAACCAATCCGGTCAATCCCCCCAAGACAACCGCAAGGCCCAAAGCAAGTAAGATGTAGTCAAGAATTTCGTCCATGAATCCACCGCATAGACGTCAGCAGCCGCTAGTCAACTACTTTTTGTATCAATGTCGGATGCGCGGGTCGCCTTCGGACGGCTCTTCATCCTCATCATCTTCCTCATCCCCTGAGACACTGAAGTTGCTTGCCATGTATTCAGCGGCAAACTGATTGCCTGTCCACAGGCTGATCAGCTTAGTCTTTTGCCCGGGCCGCCTCCCAGGGACAGACGCCAAAATCACAACCGTGTCGGCGTGCTCGGCCAATACTTTAAGATAGCGCAGTGCCAAAGACTCAAGGGGGCACTTGCTCATTTGGCTCGACGCTCCTCAAATGTTAGGATGTGGTTGTTTTTGTGCCGTTCGTAGCGGAAGCGCACCCACCAGCCGCCCAATGGCCGTGCCGCCCTGCCCTTTTCGATATGAAAGCCGTGGCAGTCGTGTTCGTCTTTGTAGGTCCCAAGGCGCAGGAAAAGTTGCTCACGCACCCGGATGTTGCCCAAGCGGTCGCAATAGACGATCTGGTTCTCATCCATATTCCGCCGATGGATATGGCCCGAAAAGTAGATGTCGGCCAGGTATTGGCCACGTGTCCGGCTGTGGTCGATCAGCCCGCGAGTCACCTCCCCGCCTCCGCCGTAGCCGTGGTGGTAGTGGATGTGGACATGATATTCGTTCTTCTGAATCCCCTTCCAGTGCCTAGCAAGTCTGACCACTACATAGCCCCAATAGCTCCCCATCTCCACGCCCAAGCGGTCGCAAAGCCTTTCTGTTAGGTTCGTTTCGTGCCTTTTGAGAATGGATGTTTCGTGATTGCCGGGGCAAATCAGAGCTATGTTGTCTTTGTAGGGTCGATACCATTCCGCCGCAGTCGAGACCAAGCGATCCAGGTAGTTGCATCCTCTATGCTCGGCCCTCAATTGATCCTGCGACGCTCGTTTGTCCCACTTTCCCTGCATAGCGCAAAAGACATCGCCAAACTTCAGGATTGGCGCGCCTAGAGCCTTGGCTTCTTCGTGGTGGCGTTTGAGCAGGTCCAAGCGACAGTGGGCGTTATCCCAGTGCTCATCGGCCTGGAAAAGAACCTCTTGCTCCTCGCCGGCGTGCTCCATGTGAAGGTCTAGCGCATGGACGTTGGGGCCTAGTTTGGTGATGGTCCATTTTTTGTTTTTCATGCAAGACCGTTAGGCAGGAATCCAGCCGTGCGGCAAAACCTGTCTCAGCTCGGCAATCCTCATTCCGGGCAGTTGGATGTGTGGAGTGTCTTTAAATGTTTTCCAGGCGCCGCCCCAATCCAGACCCATCTCAAGCGCGATCTGTCCTGCCTTGGCCATCAATGGACTATCCCACCTGGGCTGACCCACGCCACCTTTTTCGTCAACACCGTCAAACACCACAAAATCAATCGCCACTCCGTAGTTGTGCATTGAGTCACCTGGCGCTGCCTTGGTGACGATTGGCCCGGGCTTAGTCCTACCTTGGGCGTAGATTTCGGCTTGCTCTGCAAATGTCCTTGTGCCGCAGATAATAACGGCTGGGATGCCCGCGTTGCGCACAGCTTGAAGCCACTCGCGAAAGCGCGCTTCGGCGTGCGGCTGCAAGGTTTTCAGATTTCGCTCGGATCGCGCGTCAAAAACCATGCTTGGAGGAGCCGCTTGGCTCGCTTTGTTAAGTGGTGGCTTGGCGGCAACTTCGGGCGGCTTGCTAACAATCGGCAAAGGTCGCTCGCCGGATATGATTTTGCGGAGGATTTTTTTGCGCTCATTGCGTCCCGGCCAGCGATTCATCTTTTATTTCTCCGGTCCGGGGTCTGGCAAGGCATACCAGCCCTCCTGCAACGTGACACGGCCACGCACCCATTTGCCTTGAGCATCACGCACCCACACGGGCGCATTTTTAATTGGCGCAGCCAAACGGACAGGCTCGCCGGGTGGCACGTAAATCGTCCGCGTTGCGCAGCCAGCGAGGGCAAAGCCAGCACAGATGCTCGCTAGAGCAAGCGCAGTCCAGATTTTGATGACGTTGGCAATCGTCATTGCACCTCCTTGATTTTGTTGACAAGCCGCTGGCGCAAGTCAGGATCGCGCTTGCCGTCCTCAACCGTCGGTGTGATGGCCTCACGGATGGCGTCACGCAAGATGTCGCGCAGCACAGGAGCGCACTCCTTGAGCGCGGCACCTAGCAAGGTGCCAAGCCATAAGGCGAGTGCTTCCATGGGTCAGGATTTTTTGCGGGACAGCAAGTGGGCGTTCATCGTGGACCAAACCCACGAAACCGCAAACAAGACAAGGGCAGAGAAAAACTCAACCCCTGCACTGGTCCACGAACCGGCGGCGTCAGCGTTGATCACGCCCTTGGCGACGAGGTAGCCAGCGGCGGCGGTTAGGCCCTGGCGGATGATGCGTTGGATGATGAGGCTCATTTTTGTTTCCTTTTTGTTAGTTGACGAGGTGCAAAAACTTCAATGCGGCAGCAGTTGCCGCAACAATGGCTGGGACTCCGCAAACGAGATAAACACGCTTTTCAAGCTCGTGCAGTCGCTGGTCTCGTTCCGCCGCAATGCGGTCGAGACGCGCCATCAGCTTTTCAAGCCCCTCATTCATATTTTGCTCCAAGTCATGCACCCGCTTGGTGAGTCCGTTGTTCCCGTCGATGCCAATGAGCCTGATCTCAAGCTCTCGCAGCTTGGACGCGACTTCTTCATTTTCTCGTTGTGGGCGCACGGACTCATTCATTGATCTTTGCTTCAATCCCTGCCAGAAGTGCAAGGAAGCCCTCACGGAGTTCGGTGGGCATAGTCTCGGACGAGCGGGAAATTGTGCGTTGCCCCAGCGGACTTTGCACCGTTGCCACGCCAATGACTTCGTGCCGATACGTCGGAAGCACGGGCGGATCGGCTTCGTTATCTCCGGCATCAACCAAAATGGCATTTCGCCGAATGTCGAGAATGATGTTCCCCGCCAATGTCTCACCTTGGGCAAGCTGCCCAACAAACCAGTCCAACGCTGCTTGCCGTATGGCGTTCTGCTCTATGGAAAGGTCGGAAATGGGGATTGCGAGGTTTGCCCGATACTCGCCATCTTGGTAGTAAATGACGGATTCGGATTCTGCGACGTGGATGGATTTAATGGTTTTCATATTAGTCAATGAATACTGTCATGCCTCCAATTTCCCAGTTGGCGGTATAGCCAGGCGTAGTCCCAACAGAACTGGCCACAACCACAAATCGAGAGCCAGCAAAATTGTTGTTAGAGAAGGCGCTTGAAAGAGTTGCAGTCGTTAGCAAGCGCAACACTTTGTCAGCGCCCAGCCCCCATACTTGAAGCTGTGAGCCTGATGTCGGCGGTCCCCCCACGGGAAGCCAACGAATCATGATGCCGTTACGGAAATTGGCTGTGGCAACATTTGCAGATTGTAAAGTCTCGCTAGTGCCGTTGTGAATGGCCGCTTCAACCAAATAATCTGAGTTGGGGCTGTTGCCAACAAACGCAACCCGAAGCCCACGGTCTGACAACGCTCCCCCCGTCTCGCTCCCCGTTCCGCCAAAGTAAAACGTGGTCCGCATCCCAATGGCCGCAGAATCGCCGGGCGTATTTAGCCAAGCCGAGAAAATAAAGCCACGATTAGCGTAAGTATTGCTTGCTTCTCCAGTTAACAAATTAAAGTTGTAAATACTCGCGCGAGACCAACTGGGGGCGGTTGAAGCTGCTACTTGCAATCGTAATTGAGCCCAAGAGTTGTCATTAGTGGGCGTCCAATTGGACCATGTTCCTCCATTGGCTAGTTGCCACGTCGTCCCAAATCGCAAAGCAGGGCGACAGGCTAAAAGCATGGCGTCTAAAGCTGGGGAATTGTTTTGCAGGGATTTAGGCGCATAGCGATCATCACACAACGCCCTCGTCATGAGGGACGAAGCCGAAGCCGCCGTTTGGTTGGGGGCCGTGTTGTTCGGCCCGTTTAGGGTGGCGTCCGTGGCCAACGACACAGGCAGCGTCACCCAACTGGTTCCGTTGTAGTAACGGTAAATGGGGAAGCGAGAAGGCCCAAAAGCAACCCCACCAATCGTGGCTGTGCCAGATTGGACGAGGACAAAATAGTAATCTTCTGCGCTTGCCGAAGCTGGATCGGTAACAGTAACCGTGCCGGCTGTAGCGTAATACTTATAGGCTTCTGCGGTAAATGAGGATGTTCGTTGACTAAACCTAATGCTCGGTTCGTAAATGGTGGGCGTGTAAATGTTTGCCGACCAAAGACTAAGGTTACTAGAGTTACGAATAAAATTCCCGCTAATAATGGTGGGGTTCTCAATCGTTTTGTTCGTTAAAGTCTGCGTTGCGGTCGTTCCGACAACTTCGCCTTCTGGCCCCAATGTGACCCAACTGGTGCCGTTATAGTAACGGTAAACAGGAACTCGGGAAGGACCAAAACCTGTTCCGCCAATCGTTGCTGTTCCTGACTGAACCAGCACAACATAATAATGCCCAGCAACAGGTGAGGGGGCATCAGTAACAGTGATCGTTCCGGTGGTGCGGTAATGACCGCCATTCTGAGCGGTGAATGAACTAGTTTTTGGCTCAAACGAGTTGGCAAGCTTGCTGTGCAAGATTTTCCCATCAGGGCCAACCGATTCCTCTGTCAAATCGGCAAGTTTTTCCGCAAGCACATCGACGCTTTCGTTAACGGTGCCGTCATAGGGGGCGCCATTGAGGCGGTTGTAGATGCGTTGAATCTTCCGAATAAAATCAGGGCTTGCGCTCATGGCGGGCTACTCCTCTTCTTCTTCTTTGGGCATTTGGCCTTTGGTCTTTTCGTAAAATCCGCGCATTTTTTCAAACATTTCGGATTTCGGGTCGCGCGACTCCAAGGCTTTTTCTTTCTCAGAATCTGGTTCTACTTGAGTCACCGGCATGCCTTCAACGGCAATTAGCATCAGTGTGCCAGACTCGCTGGCACGAAGGGTGGCCACAATTTCAAAATCTTCGCCAGGTTTAACGCCTTCGGGAATCTGGAATCCGTCAACGGAAAACTCCGGGTAGGCGTTTTTTGATTTTTCTGATTTCATGGTGGTGGTGGGGATGGGGGCTTTCGTTGAGAGATTCTTTTTTTACTTCATCCCGCCCTTAGCCTGGACCGCCTTCTTAGGGCGGCCCAGGCTTTCAGGAGGATACTATGGATTAGGTGCAGGCCACGGCAGTGGGCTGGCAACGCAGGTGCAGGATCGAATAAACGCGCTCGTTCCGCAGGATCATCGTCGCCATCTCAAACAGGGAGACATAGCGGAAACGAAGCCCATACGGGTCATTGTTACTCTTATCCGGCACAAGGGTGAAGTCCCCCACATAACTATTGAGGTTATGCTTGAATCCCTTGCGCGGTGGCAGAGGCGGGATGAGGAACTTACAGGCATCCTTCACCCAAATGAGGCTGCGCTCAAAGGGAGCGGCATCATAGATGGGCGAGAACACGGTTTTTTCACCCAGGGTAGCACTGGTGACATCGAAGGGACTGACTTCGATGTAGGCATGGTTGGCGCCCGTGGTGGAGCCAAGGCGGCGAGCCGTGATCGTGCCGGTGGCCGGCGAGCTAGGCCCGTTGGCCACGGTGTAGGTGAACGTAGTGGGCGAAGTGACGGTGATCACCTTGGCCCCATTGTAGGCTCGCATTTGCGGGTCGGTGGTGCTGTCGGCCCCCGCAATGTGCACGTAGTCACCAGTCGCATAGCCGTGGTTGGTGGCGGTGGTGACAGTGGCAGTGGTGCCGGTGCGGGTGATGGAGGTCACGTTCACCGGCGCCTGGCCAATGTAGTAGCGGCTGGGATACAGGTCGTGGATATGGGCGAAACCACGGAAGGTGCGGTCCACGCCCAGGGGGCGAAGCAGCTCATCGGGCTTGCCGTAGTTGAGGTCAAGGCGCTGGGCATTGATGTTGCGCAGGATGCGGTCGCTGGTTTCCGCACCAGCAATCAAGGCATAAACCGGGCGCCCCGACTCCATGCCGTAAGCAGACTGGACACCGGCCCCACGGGACTGAATCTCCATGTAGAACTTGGAGAGGTGATCCTGAGTGAGCTGGCTGGTCGGGACAATTGGGTTGCCCCCGCTAGTGGGAAACGCATGGGGCGAGGAAGTGTCGTTCTGGTTCCGATTGATGTTGGAGGTCAGAACAATCTTTTCGCCAGCAATGCGCGCGGCTTCGTTGCGGCCATGGGTTTCAAGAACCCAACGGGTGTTTTCCGCAAAGTTGTCGATGATGTTGCCCCACTGGTTCTCAAACTCAAAGGCCGTGGTAAAGTCTTTGGCGCAGAACCACTTAGAGGTCATAAAGAAGTTGACAAGCTGCAGGGATTTTTGGGTCATCCCGTTGCCAACTTCAGGTCCAGAGAACGTGCATTGGCTGGAAGTCGAGCCGTAGGTCGTCCCAGTCACGTTCTGGAAGTTAATGAGTTCACGTTGGATTCGATTGTTCTCAAACTGTTGATACACAATCGAATTGCCCAGGCCGGCGGGGTAGGCGCCGCGGGGGATCAAGTCAATGTAAGGGCTGTGCTGATAAACCGAACGGGCAATGATTTCGGCAGTTCGTCCGGTTTCGCGGAACAGCTGGTCAATCACTGTGGACATGGCTTAGGGTTCCTTTCGGGTTGGGTTAGCCATTTGTCTGCTCGTTCCTCATGCACTCGCATGAATCACAAACAGGCAGCTTGCTTTTCCTTTCCCGGTCCCGGAAAGCCACGCTCATTGCGGCATTGCCGCTATGAGCTATGGTTTATCGCTTGCTCAAGCGAAGACCACGAAACTCGGTAGATGCTGTCGGGCAGTCGCACGCCCAAGTTCAGCGACCATTTGCAGCACCCTTCTTTTAGCCCAAACTAATTTTACGTTGATGCTGTGTCAACAATTTTTTTTGCTGATTAAAACGGTGAGTCATAGCTAAGGATAAGCTTGGTCTTATCCCCCGCGCGACTCACATACAAACAGCATCCGTGCTTTAGCATGAGGGCATTTATTTGGTCAAGCCACTCGGGAAAATCTGGCCCAGCATCCATCACCCATTCCGCCTCCATGAGGCTGTCTATGTGGCCCAATCGCAAAGCCCCTCGCAAAACCGCATCAAGCGTTTCTAGTGTAACTTGCACAGGCTCGCCCAATTGGCCCATCGTCAGAACGGAATTTCGTCATTCTTAATGATGTGGCATCCCTGCTCATTGGCTTCAACCTTGCCTTGGGGGGCTGGGATTTTGCTGCTACTGTCCCGCCCATTGCCCTTGTTGGAATGAAGGAACACGCCGTTGCCAATGATTTCCGCTTTCTTATTGGCCTCGCGTTCTTTTTTGCTGAGGGATTCGACAATCATGTAATCCCCGTATGGGCCATTAGGGGTTGGCTTGAGCACAAAGTTGAGGTAAAGTCCCTTGCTCCCCTTAAACAAGCGGCTGTTGGTAATTTCGAGAAAGCGGCGGGTGTCTTTTTCGATAAGCTTCACCCCGGCCATGCGCAGCAGGTCGATGGTGCCCCGGATCAATGAATTTTCGGACATGGCAATTCTTTCGTTGTTGTCGTGTTGGATGGATTATCGAAGCCCAATTCGGCTGGCAATCTGGCCGGCAAACTCACTGGCGGTTGCGGGGAGTGGCTCATTGGCATTTTCCGAAGTCCCAGTGCTACCACTTCCAAGATCAATCTGCCCTTCACGGGTGGCCGCATCTCGTTTCCGAAGCTGGTTGATTTCTTCGGACATGGCGGCAAAGGTTTTCTGGACGATCTTAAAGAACGGGTCAAAGGCTAGCGCCTTGTAGGTGAGTTCAGCCCGTTCCTCATGGGAAAGCGGCTTACTGTCGATTTCAATGGCGTCGGCCTGCAATTGGGCCAGCATCTTATTCCAAGCCCTTCCTGCATCGGAGTCATCTTGGCTTTCGGTAAAGAGTGGCACCTGTTTTTGGAAGTCGGCCCATTTCTTTTGGAAGGCCACCTTACTTTCTTCCATGAATTGCCGCCTTTGCTTCTCTGTGGCTTCCTGCATTTCTTTTTCCCAAGCAGAAACAACATCGGGCGCTGATTTGAGCAGCTCGTCCCGCTTGGCCCTCAATGAGCTTACATTGTCTAGCTCGTTTTCCAGGCGAAGCAGGTCTGTGGGGTGCCAGGTTTCTCCAGCCTCTCGCGCAAGAGCAATGCGCTTTTCCTGGTCAGGCTCATCGGCAATTTCCAGAAGAAGCGATGGTTTGACGCCATATCGCTTGGCAAGCTCGGCAATCCGCTTTTCTGCTGCCTGCAGAGGAGCAGCAACAGCTTCCTTGAACTTGGGCGAGTGCTCCACCTTGACGGCAGAGATGACCCTATCGCGTTCTGCCAATTGCTCTTTTAGGGATTTGATTTGGTCTTTAAGAAGCTCAAGCTCGCCTGACGTGTTGGCTTTTTGCGCCTGTTCCAAGGCGGCGCGAAGTTCGGCCAATTCTTTTTCTTTGGCCTGCAATTGCGGCTTGATCGACTCAAGTTCTTGTTCTTTAGATTTGAGCGTAGATCGGAGGCTTTTCCAAAGGCTGCCGGCATCTTTGCCTTTGGGCTGTTCTTCGGGGAGTTCTGTTTTGGCGGGTGGGGTTTGCTGCTTGTCTTTGGGGATGATTTTTTCGAGGACATCCTTGGGGGCTTCTTGCGGTGCCTTGTCTGGCTTGGTCTGCCCTAATTCGGATGGGGCTTCCGAAGTTGCGTTGGTGGGAGCGGGGGTCTCCGCTGGTTCGGCTGGCTCTACTGCGGCTTGAGGCTCATTGGTTTCGGCATCCCCATTTTCAGCAGGAGAGTTGAACAGTATGGTGGTCATTTCGGATACAAGTTTAGGGTCAGGCATAGGATTTTCGTGTTTTGGCTTTGATTTTATCTAAGAAAAGGCGGGGGATATTAGTTATCGGGCGTTGGCTCTGGTTCCTTAAAGTCAAATGGTGCGGGGGATTGGAGTTGAGGCTCTGGAGGTGGCCCCGCCAAGTGGTTGAAAACTTGAAGGCAATTAAAGAATCCGCGTTGCGCAATGTGGGCGTTTCGATGCTCCTCATCGGTTTTGGCCTGCAGGTCTGGGCTTAGGCCAATTTGCGCCACCAGCGCAAATGCTCTTTTGACGGCTGGACTGTTCATGGCCTCAATAAAGGCCAATTTGTCGGGGCTGCGGTGCCATTGTTCGAGTGTGTCCATAAATAGACGTCTTATTTCTTGGCTAATTGGGTCTTATTTCTCGGCTACCTTGAGGGAGGTAAGAACATCACGCTGCGCAGCTTTCTGCGCTTTTTCGGCCATGGATGCCTGATGGCGCTCGATGGCAATTTGTTGCTGGGTTTTGATTTTTTCGAGTTCGGCCTTCTGCAACTGCAATTTCATGGCCATGTCTTGCAGCTTGAGCTGCTCTTCTTGGTTCAAAGGTTGCCCTGCCAGAGCGGCTTCTTGCTGCATTTGGGCCTGTTGTTGCTTGGCGGCCTCGGCTTGGAGTTGGCTCAAAAGACTTTGCGCTTGGGCTTCGATTTCTTGATACTGTTTGGTAAATTGCCCAACCTGATTGGCGTGGATTGGATCGCGCAAGACAAACTGAAGGTGTGCCTGAACGTGGGGGAGACCGGCCATAAGAAATGCCATGACTGCCTCTGGTTGGGCTTGGCCCTGAGCAACACCTTGCAAGGCAGCGGCCATGGCTTGCAGGTGGGCGGGGATATGGACCATGTGCGACTGGTTGGACGTTGGGATCACCTGTTTGCCTTCGGACAAGTCATTGTTTTCGAGCTGCACAATGGCGCTGTCCACCGTTGGGCGTGGCTCGGCAGAGCGCGGAACAATGCGTTCGGCCTGTCTTGGCCCAACGTGGGAGGCAACAAATGCGCGGAGGACTTCGCGTTGCCCCACTTCATCAAACATAGACATCATGCCCACAAGCTCGCGGAAGGCCAACATTCGCATGCCGCTACTGCCGTGGCCCACTGCCCGTTCAGGCTCGACATTGACCACTCGCTCAAAAGCATACGATGGCACGCCACGTTCCATGCACCTCTTCCGCCACGCAAAAATTTCCGCTGCGCCTTTATCACTTTGACGGACAAGCGGGCTGGTAAGGCGGCGGACACGTTCTTTGTGCAGGCGCCTCCAAGGGAGGTAGAACAATTCCATGGAAGCTGTTGAAAGGATGGCATGCTGTCGGATTTGCGCTTCCACTTCGGTGGCGGTTCGCTCGCGCCCGTCTGGAGTGATTTGGCGAACGTGATAAGCCCCTGTGTTATTCTGAATGATCCTTTGCAATTCCGCGATCACTGGAATGACGTTTTGGCCTAAGTTGGGAAAGTTGACTGAAATAAAGTCAACGCCTGGCGGGATATGGGAAATTGGGCCTTGGTAGAAAATTGGGGCTTGTTGCATGCCCGTTGGGCTATTCCAACGCACAGGCAAAGAACTCGACATGCGGCTCATGTCCAACATTTGCATACGCGACGCCGTCAAGTATTGGATGGCATTGAGAATGGCATGTCCTTGGCCGCGAATACTGCCAATTGTCCCGTTGCCTACCCCAAACGTAAAAATCACCATGCACTGGTTGATGGCGTCAAATCGCTCCGGGCGCTCAAACAAAAAGCCGGCATCAGGGAACTCCGTATTTATAAGGTAGTGGCTTACCCTGCCGGAAAACTCTTTGACGAGACAATGAGTTAGATGAACCGTTACAGTCCTACCCAAGCTTTCGCCTAGGTCGTTATTCTTCAAGCGAAATTCTAGTTCTTCGATACTCTCATCGCCACTTTTGGCAGAGCACGCCTTGGCAATGGATTTTAAGACGGCCTCGCGATTCCATCCGCCATTCTTGGCGCGCTGGGGGTTGCGGATGTATTCATAAAGCTCATGTGGCTTCATTTCGACATCGGTGAAGCAGACGTCAATGAAGCGCTCATTGGCTTTAACGTCCAAGGAACAGCGGAATTGTCCGCGACGCTTAACGTCAAAGGAAAGAGAAAATTCGTCCGGGAAAAGCGCAACCACTAAGCCATGCTTGATAAACTCACGTGCCAACAACTGCACGGCGTAGGCATAGTCATCTTGGTCATTACAAAGTTTGGTGTATTCTTCAGTCATGATCCTGCCACAGTCCTGCGCCAAAGCAGCGTCAGGGAGGTCCACGGTGATGTGACAGACATCATTTACCGAAGAAATTAGGTCGATGTAAGCGCTTTCGGATTGCTGCAAGATGGCTGCGGCAGTGCCATCGTTGAAGTTGGCTCGGTGGGCCTGTCCGGTTCTTTTGAGTTCTTCGTGGTCGAATGGGCGCGCGCCATTATACATGCGTTCCACGGCAGCGCGGTCCACAGCCCCGGTGCGGTCGTCAGCATCCTTAAAATTCTTCCAGATGGAATAAGCAACATTGCTATTAGGGATGCGGCGCTTGGGGACTGCCCCATCCTCGGAAATGTTGGCCAGTTCAGTCTTAGCAAAGGAATCCGTCATGCCATTACCTCAGTTGGTTGTTCAGTAGGCGGCACAAAGCCTAGCCGTCGGCGTCCGCGTCGCTTCCGCACAAATGGCACTTCTTGGGTGGGGGAAGTTGGGGGCACCAGCTCCGAAGGAGCGGCGGAGCTGGTGGGATCGTTAGCCTGATCCAAGGCTGCAGCCGTCGGCATGTTATCCGTAGTGCTGGCAGGTGGAGGAGGAGCCTGCGTCGTGGCACCATCGGCGGGTATGGCGCTTGGGGGAGGCTGCAAAACCGTAATTGGCTCAATTGTATAGCCATTGAGCAGGGCTTCGCGGACTTTGCGGGCACTATGGCTAGCGTAAGCCTGGTTGGGGTTAAGCATGGGGTCTAGAACGATCCGCAAGGGCGTATTGCCGTGTTCGGCAATAGTATTGGGGAAATCATCAAATTGCAAGTTGTTCCGCACCCAAGCGGCGAGACTGTCATAAGCCGCAATGCCCATCACAAGGATGTCTGGCTCACCCGAAAAGACACGCGCACGGTCGCGGATGAACGCCAAAAGTTCAGGCCAATTGATTTGAGTGGTCATAGCAATACATGGTTGTGTTATTCTTTTTCTAGCATCCAGCAACTTGGATGGTAAGGGGAACGAAGATGAGTGTGAGCATGCAGTATTTTTTTCTTCAGATGCACCTTGCCTTTAAGCATACATCCGCAAGAAACGCAAGCTCTTAGGCTAGAATCATGGGAAGTGGAACGATTGGAAAGCCATGACATAGTGGAACTTAATGCCCCCGCAAGCCCGCAAGGCGCACACCCATCCGGCTCCACGTTGTGACTGCAAGTTGCGCAAATAGACGAACGCCGCTCCGCCTCACTCAATGAAACAAACGGGCTTTCTCCTGCCGCCAACGCCTTAATGGCATGGCCAAACACTTGCCCCGCCCCCAAAACCTCCTGCCACGAAAACCCAGCGTATTTTTTCTTAGGTCCAAGAGTATCGTTAAACTCATCCCGGCAAAGGGCTGGGTGATGGTCACACTGCTCTTCCATTAGCCGACGCTCCAAGTCATGTGGGACTGGATGCTTGTTGGACTTGAGCCAGTCCAATACCCGATTCACCAAAATGTCAAAAGTCGCCTCCGACCAGGCTTCCCCAGTCCCAGGGCCTAAAGCATGCTTCCCTGACTCCGTATGCACAAACCCGCCCGGCGGGGTGGTTGATTGGTCTTTGAGGACTCTCATGCCCATGTTAATAGCCTAATACACAGCAGCGGGATTGTTGCGGTTGAATGGGACCCTTTTCCCAGCCAGCTTCAAAACAGCCACCCAAACATTGGGATCAATCGGCAACATCTTATAATTGGCCACCCTAAGTGCTTCAACGTGCAGAGAACGAGTCCAAAGATAGGCAGAGTAATCAGAAAATTCACTCGTCCCTAGCTTCTCCTCCCAAAACTCCCGGAAACAATCGTTTTTCACACGACTGCGTTCTTCTACATCCAATTCCCCTGCCCCATTATCCTCGGCTAACTTCTCCTCCAGCAGCATACTTTCTTGTCGCATAGATAACATTTTTAGTAGAATAACCCATAAATGTCAACAACTGTTTTATCTTAACATATTAACGCCAGCCCCCTATGAGCACCCGCCCCACCGGAAGAATCATCACCCGCTACGGCAGAGAATGGCCCCTAGGTGCCACCGAACTCGATATAGAACTCATCATGTTCCGCGAAGGCTACGGCCCCGAGCAAGGCGGCCTAGGTAAATTCGAGCACTACCGCCGCATCACCTCCGCCCTCTGGCCATGGGTAGAACAACACGCCTGGTGGGAAACATTCGCCCGAACCGCTTGCGAAGGCCATAAATACATCACCATCGCAGGCCCAGGCTCCTCCTCCAAAACATTCTCCGCCGCCCAATGGGCCGTCGTCAATTGGCTCTGCTCCCCACACAATACCATGGTCATTTGCCTTTCCACCACGGTCGAGCTCTCCCGCCGCCGCATCTGGAAAGATGTCACCAAATTCTACCGAGGCGCCGTCGATGCCGACGGCAACCCCATAAAATTCCCAGGCAAACTCATCGAAACCCCCACCCCCATCATCTACCTCCCCGAAGACCCAACCGCCGGAAAAACCTCCTCCATCTCCGTCCTCCCCACCGAAAAAGGCAAAGAAGCCCAAACCAGCGCCAAACTCGTCGGCCTCAAAAACCCAAGAGTCTTTATCATCTGCGACGAGCTAAATACCGTCGGCCAAGCCGTCATCGACGCCATGGATAACCTCTCCAAAAACCCCATGTATCAATTCATCGGCCTAGGCAACCCACAGTCCCACTTCGACTCCCACGGCCTCCTCTGCGAACCCATCCAAGGCTGGGACTCCATCTCCGTCAACGATACCCACTGGAAAACTAAACGCGGCATCTGCATCCACTTCGACGGCCTGTCCTCCCCATCCATCACCGACAACAAAAAATACACAGGCATCATCAACCAGGAAATGATAGATGACCAAATCGAAAAAGACCAAGGCAATACCAACACCAAAGGCTACTGGCGCATGGTCCGAGGATTCTGGCCCCCAGACGGCACCAGCGACGCCATCTACACCGAATCCTTCCTCATGAAGTTCGGCGCCCTCAATAAACCCCAATGGCTACACACCAACTTCATCAACCTCGCTTTCCTCGACCCCGCCTACAAATCCGGCGGCGATTCCTACTGCCTCACCTTCGGCCAAATCGGCACCCTCGCCGATAAAGACCCAAACACAGGCCAACACATCCGCGCCCTCCATATCTCCGAACAAATCACCCTCTCCCCACCCGCTTCCTCCTCCGAACCAGAAAACTTCGCCATCGCTAACGCCGTCCGCCACGCCTGCCAATCCCGCTTCGTCACCCCCTACTTCTTCGGCCTCGATACCACCGCCGGCGGCTACATCCTCGCAGACATCATCGAACAAACCTGGGGACGCGGCATTTTCCGCCTCGACTTCTCAGGCAACGCCTCCGATAAACCCGCCTCCATCACCAACCCATCCATCCGAGCTAAAGATAAATACAAATACAAAGTCACCGAAATCTGGTTCACCGCAATCGACTTCATCAAAGCCTCCATGATCCGAGGCATCCCACCCAAATGCGCCCAACAACTCCAATCCCGCAAATTCTCCCACCTCCCAGGCGGCCTCGTCCAAGTCGAATCAAAAAAAGATATGAAATCACGCATCGGCCACTCCCCAGACGAAGCCGACTCCATGCTCGGACTCCTCCAACTCGCCATCGAACGCGCTAACTTCCTCCCATCCCACTCCATCCACGGCTTCCAATACACCACCTTCAATAACCAATCCCACAACGACTTCCTCTCCACAGCACAACAACTCGACCCAACAGCCTTCTCAGACCCATTCGAGGCCTAAACAATAAAGAAATTTTTTGAGGGGGTGTGTAAAATAAGCAGACGCACAGGGGGGGGGTGTGCCCCACTACCCTCCCCCCATGGGCCTCTTTGGCCAGTAAGGTATCCATTATATAGAAGAAGGGGGGCCATGGATTTCGTATAGGGGGCGGCCGGGAAAGGTCCGAGCCCTTAGCCCGGTGCCCGTTAGGGCAGCAAGCCTGGTGGATGTGGAGTAAGCCCATCACCTGGGGCCTCTGCGTAAAGCCCTAACCGGCCTGGCCTCGTCATGCGACAAGCGGAGGTCGGAACGCCATGGTCTGGCCTGGCAAGTGGACCATGGCAATCTCATTCGCGTAGGCGGAGTAGCGCCCGACCGATAGGATGAGAGATCCTGGGCGGCCCGCGTCTGGCCGCGTTAAGCCAAGTAGCCGCCCAGCCCCTTTCCCCTAACTGTAAAAAACGCCAGGCAGCGCAATGGCTGGGTGGCTATTGTGCTGCACGGCATAGCCAAGGAGCAGATGAAAACATATCAATTCAGCGATGAAGGTTATTGCAAGATCAAGAAGCTCGACGGATTTATCGTCGAGCTGTTCGACGACACTAAAAGGATTAAATCCATCGAATCGCCAAGACTCGTTGGATTGTTAAGTGTCGGTGCGACGCACACCGAGCCGAATTACGTTATTAATAAGGCCACGCTCGTGGCCGAGGCTCACTTTTGCGGGGAAGCGGCCCCGCGCACAATTAAGGTCCCCGTGAGCCAGCGTTACTGGCTTGGGAACCCGGTCGGGTCCGACTGGCTGCGGGGAAGCTATGACGACTACAACTCAAACTGAAACCACGAAGCAACGTAAATAAACACGGCATCCCCCGCCGCCCTCGAAAGGGCGGCGGCGTGGAGGCAAAAACCCACAACCACTCCCAGCGCGTTACTCCGGCGCGCTGGGGGGATAAAAAGGCCCATTGCCATGAAAGAAAAATTCGTCACACGCGCCATTAGGCGCATAGAAGCAGCCGGCGAGGATTACGCCGGCTTGGCCACCTTTGAACAGGTGGCCAAGGAACTGGGCTGGACCGTGGGCATGGTCCATGCCGCCATCCGGGACTGGTTCCCGGAAAAGGGCCAGCTGCCAGCTGGTCCTTTTCTCCTCGCCCGTGGCGAGGAAAGGATGTGCGCCGATCCTGAGGGGTCGGCGTTCCGATTCCGGGGAGAGGAGTATTTTCTCCTCGGGCTCATCCCGTAAACAAAATACACCATGGAAAACAAAGCCATAAGCATTGAGCGGTTCCCGGCAAATGCCGACCGCAGGGTCATGGTCGGTATCGCCCAGCAATATGCTGCGGCGATTATAAGACGTGGCCGCGAGGCCACAGACCCCGAATTTCTGGGGAATATCTGGGCGGAGTGTGGGGCTTACTTCGTTCGTGACGGGCAAAATTTCCTCATCCTCTACCGGGTGGGGGAGATTTACGTCGCATCCCACTTCGCCCCAGAGACGATCCGGGGTGGGTATCGCCTGCTCCGCAAAATTGCGGAGGCAGGACTGCCTATCTGTTTCGCCGTTCCTGCGGACCTTGCCCTCGACCTTGCCCGCCTAGGATGGGTTCGTCTGCCTGCTTGGGCGAACAAAATTGCGACGGCCCAAGGACTACCGGAGGGGAAAGAGATTCTCATTCCCCGCCATCTGCTTAAATTGGCGTGGTCCGTTTTTCGTTCGGCTGGGGACATCTGGCAGCACCGTGATATGACCCCCGCCGTTGAGGTTGACCCTCTAACGGCAGAAAGGCTCCTCGGCTTGCGTGACGACCAAGACCGGGTAAACCAAGACGCAGACCGCGAATGGGACCGCGCAACCAAACTAGCCAATTTCTGGCCCCAATGTCTCCAATGTCTTTCGGCCTAGTGATTGATGGCCCCAGCGTGTTAATCCGGCGTAACCAAGCGCCCGGCCAGCGCAGGACTGGCTGGGTGCGCAACTAAGGAGCAGTATGAAAAGCTACAACGTGACCATCATCCGCAGGAATGGTGGCGTAGAGTGGAGGACGGATGGCATCCTCCACCGTTTCACTGGACCCGCAGTGGAGCGGCGGGACGGGACACTTGAGTGGTGGCTGAATGGGAGGCGCCACCGGGAGGATGGGCCAGCTGTCGTCCATCCTGATGGCTGGGCAGAGTGGTGGCGGCACGGGAAGCAAATTGCCGTGCGCCGCCTTGGGCCAGCGGCGCGCTACGCCATGGTCATGGGGTAGCGATAAGTTAGCGCAGTCTGGCAAACTGGGTAGGTTTTGTTGCCATGATGCATATGCATCAAAAAAGCGATGCATATGCATTTTTATCGTTAAAGAAAAGTTGCCATCTCGCCGACGCAAGAGGCTAAGCGTCAACAACTTAGCCCAGTTTTTTGCTAGGCTTTGGTTAGGCGATGCATATGCATCACCAGCGCGCCAGTTGGCACTACACATTTTCGCAAGTTTTTGCGCAAGCCGCTTTATGCCAACAACTTGCGTCAAAATCCGTTAGGCTGGCTAAGCAATGATGCATATGCATCAAAAAAGGACCAACTTTTGCACAAGTCCTTGCAGCAGAAACACTTGCGCGGAAATTAGCCAGAAAATGATGCATATGCATCAACAAATATGCATATGCATCACCAGCGCAAACCAGTCTCAACAACGGCCACAATAGGGACAAATGTCCCTATTCTGAGGGGGTAAAAATAGGGACAAATGTCCCTAAATGCATTTTTTCCTTGAAAATTTTTTCGCCCCCCTTATATAATCCCCCTCATATCGCCCCTGGCTTACATGGGGGATTGCGGGCCAGGGGCGAAGGGGGCAAGTCGCCGAAAGGCGAAAAAAATCAACTGGTCGGGCTTTAGCCCGACGCACGGCCGTAGGCCGGGCAACGCTTTGTCATTGCCGGGGAGCGGGAGGCACAGACTTAAGGATAGCTATGTTCACAACCTGTGAACCACCTCCCTGATTCTCCCCATCAATACCAAGGACAATCCCAGCAGCCTTAGCCAAACCCTCTCTGACCTTGGTCCGAGCAGCTATGGTGTCTAAATCCTCCCCAGGCACCAGTTCAAGCAATGCCTGTTCCCTGACCAATCCGTGAGCAGCCAGGCTCAGGAACTCGTGTTTCTTCTTCTCACGAAGTTCCTGGAGAGGAACATCTAGGAGCTTAACTCCTTGCTTCCTCTTGGCGTAGGTCAGGCTGCGCTTCACAACCCGGGAACGATGGTCGTGAGCAGGACCATCGGGCCACTTCTCGATGAACTTCCACCACTTGGCGGTCGCTGGGTGGACTCCGTGGGCTTCGGCAACTTCGAGTAAGCTGCCCATACCTGCCAGGTAGGCAGTTTTTACCGAGGCCTTGATCTCAGGTGGGTAAAATTTGCCTAGTCTGGTTGGTTTGCGAGAATGGTTTGCGTGGGGTTTTGGGGGCATGATTGGATTATGTCGTGTCTTTGGGTTTGAGGGAAGGAAAGATTTTGGCCTTCTTGCATGGGGGCCTAGCTAGGAAGCGAAAACAAAAGAGATAGGAGAACTAGGAAATGAAAATCATACGCAAGGGGAAGCTTAATCGCAGGGCACGTCGGGCTGGGGTGGACTGGAGGGTGAGGGTGATGGTTGTGGGGCAGGGGCCTGCTGGTGGGGATGGTGGGGAAGGTGGGGACTGGACGGATCTGGTGGTGCAGGCGTTGTTGGAGGGTGGGGTGGTCCCTCGGGATGTGCTGCGCAGGGCGACGCAGTGGGAAATATACGAATGGGCTGACACCTGGGGGGAGCTGGGGGTGAATGTGAAGGTGTGAGAGGAGCAATGAAGATTGAAATAAGGCGCAAGATAGTGGCTGGCCTCAACCCGCTGACAATAGCGAGGGTGGCGTTGAGGCTGGGGCGGGATTATCGACGTTTGGCCGTCATACTTGGGTATGAGCGGCCCTTGGTGCAGCAAAAACTTTTGTAAGGAAGGAGGAGCACAGCAGGTGCTCGATGCCTTTAAGGGCATTACGCCGGACGACCTACGCAACGACCCCCAGACGCGGAAGAAGGCGGCGGAAGCTGCTGATGCTATCATTGCCAAGATGGGGGCATTCTTGGCTTAAACTTAACCATTAACCATAAAGGAGAAAATCGACAGTGAACGCAACACAAGTAGCAAAAACCCTCAAAGCAGCCTACACAAAGCGTCAGCCGGTGATGCTTTGGGGGCCGCCGGGGGTTGGTAAATCGGCCATCGTGAAGCAGGTGGCCAAAGAGCTCGAAGTAGCATTGAGCGACATGCGCTTAATCTACTTTGAGCCGGTGGACCTTCGCGGTCTTCCCTCGGTCTTGGACGGCGAGACCGTCTGGCTCAAACCCTCATTCCTGCCCAAGGGCGGCAACGGGGTGCTCTTTCTGGACGAGTTGCCCGCTGCGCCAAAGTCGGTGCAGGCGGCGGCATATCAGCTTACCCTAGACCGAGCCATCGGGGAATACCAACTTCCCGATGGCTGGTCGGTGGTGGCGGCGGGGAACGGCACCGGCGACCGCGCAGTGTCTAATCCCATGCCATCCCCACTTGTCAGCCGCTTCCTTCACATCCACCTCGAAGCAAGTGCTGAGGATTGGGTTGGATGGGCAATAAGCAATGGCATAGCCCCAGAAATCATTGCATTCGTGCGGGTCCGGCCTGATTTGATCTATGACTTCAACCCCAAGAACTGGGCACAGAACGCGCCCTATGCGTGCCCTCGTTCTTGGGATGCTCTCTCCCGATTTATTACGGGCGAGGATGGCACGATTGAGGTGATCGACCTTGCCGTGTTCAGCGGCTTCATTGGCGAGGCCGCAGGGGCCGAGTTTTTCGGCTTCCTCAAGACGTGCCAGGACGTCCCCGCAGTTGACGAAATCCTGGCCAACCCAAACACGGCCAAGCTGCCCAAGACGCCGGCCGGCAACTACGCTGTGATTGCTGGGCTGGCCAAGCGCGCCACTGTCGATAATTTTGATAAGGTGGTGTGCTACCTAGAGCGCCTCGACAAAGAGTTCGAGGTGTGTGGCTTCAGGGATGCCTGCAGGTATAATAAGGAGTTAATAAAAACCCCGGCATATAGCAAGTGGGTGGTCAAGAACGTCCACGTCCTCTCATGAGATCAGAAGGATTCCTCAATTCTCTAAGCAACTGGTTCGTTGCGCAGAGGCCACACCATCGCCCATTCCATGTAGTGTTGAGAATCCATGGTCTTGGCGAATGCAGATACGCCTTAGAAATTGCCGTGTGTTTCTGCGGCAAAAGCCCCACTAAGACATGGAGCTTTTCCAGCATAGATGAGGCAGACGCGGCGCGGAAGCTGGCCAAAGAATACATCGAGGCCTTCCGACGGATGGCCCTTGCCGTTGCACAATGAAATGAGGCTACTTCTAGGGTGGTGCGCCACCCTGGAACGCCTCGACAAAGAATCATGACCCCCGAAACATTCATCGAAGAGCTAAGCAAATGGTACACCCCATGGGAGCCATTAAGTCGCATAGTTCATGACAGTTATAGCATCTTTCAGGACGGGGATGCATATGTGCTCTCCATCACCGCATACGCCTCTGGGCACGGGAAAAATGGCAGTTGGCGTTTCGCTACCTCGGAAGATGCAAGTGCCGCCCAAGAAGCTGCAATAAAATACTTCAAAGCCGTTCGGCGAATGGCGGAAGCAACTCAATAAGAGAAAGACATGAATAGTCAGACCGAAAGAATTAAAAAAGCTAGGATGGACATCATCCTAAGCGATCCTTTCTTCGGGTCGCTTCTAATGCGCCTCTCCATGGTGGAGGATGCCGGCATCCCCACCTTCTGCACCAACGGCAAATGGATTAAATTCAATCCTGGATTTTCCGCAAGGCTCAATGATGCAGAGCTGCGCGGGGTGCTCGTGCACGAGGTCATGCATGTGGCCCTTGGTCACCACCTGCGCCGCGATGGACGCGATCCCATGATATGGAATATGGCTGCGGACTACGCCATCAACAACCACCTCATGGAATACTCCTACAGGCGCGCAGGAGCCCATATCAGCCTGCCGTCAGGTGGCCTTGTGGATAAAAAATACAAGGACATGTCTGCCGAGCAAATCTACGCCAAGATTGCCACCAATTCCCAAAGCCCCAAGGAGCAGGGACAAGGCCAAAGCCAAGATGGCGAGGAAGGGGAGAGCCAAAGCCAAGGCCAAGGGCAAGGGCAGGCCCAAGGGCAGGAACAGGGAAAGGGGAAAGGGCAAGGCCAAGGCCAAGGCCAAGGGCAAGGGCTGGGGCAAGGGCAAGGCCAGAAAGCCAAGGAAAGCGGGAAAGGTGGAAGTGGCCGAGACCATCCATCAGAGGGCATGGTGGAAGATTACCCAGGCGACAAGGCCGAGATGGAAGAAGCTAAGGCAGAGCTTCAATCCGCCCTATCCGTCGCCGCTACCTTGGCCAAGGCGCAAGGCAAACTCCCAGGATTCATGGAGCGCCTAGTGGGCGAAATGCTCAAGCCAGCAATCCCTTGGCAGGAAGTCCTGCGGCAATTCGTCAATTGCCGCATCCGTGATGACTACTCGTGGAGTCGCCCCAACCCACGATACATGCCCTACGGCTACTTCCTCCCATCCATGGACAGTGAATGTGTTGGCCACATCGTCACCGTCATCGACACGTCCGGCTCCATAAGCAATGAGGAGTTGGCCCAGTTCATTGGCGAGATTCAGGCAATCATGGACGACTGCAAGCCGGTCAAGCTGACCGTCATGTATGCCGATGCTAGGGTCAACCACATCGACGAATACGAGCCTGGCGATCAAATCACGCCCCGCGCCGTTGGCGGCGGGGGAACCGACTTTCGCCCCGCCATCAAGGCAGCATGCGAATTGCCAGAGCCACCGGAATGCATCATCTACTTGACCGACGGCTGCGGCGAGTTTGGTAAACCACCACCCATCCCCATTCTTTGGGTGTTGACTTCATCCATAAACCCACCATTCGGAGACAGCACAAGAATACGTTAAGACAGTTTAGTGAGGGGCTGTGATGCCCCAAGCGTGAGATGCGTCGGTGCAGCCAGGGTCCGTGCGCTTCGCCGGGTATCCCGACAGCGCGCGGCTTGCCGTATGCCTGCCGTCCATGACAAGCCTTTGTGGGCGCACACCTACTAGGTGCCACAAGGGAAGGTCGTGGGCGCCAACAGGCATGCCAAGCACGCCGCGTAGGAGTTGCATCCATTGTCTTGGTGCAATAATGTTGCCCTCGCTCGCAAGCCTCCGTCCAAATTCCTCGCCTCCTTTGGACTCCGGCTTGCTCGCTTTTCAACATTATTGACACGATCCCACGCCAAGTCATCACGCCCCTCACCCCCAACTTCCCAAGGATGGCAATGCCTGTTGCCCCGAGACGAAGTGCGCTTCGCCTTCTAAGTCGATGACGGGCAACCAATACCAACGTCATTAACCTCCCGGTAAATGACTCGATTGCCCATCCACCATAACCCAACACCATGAAAGCCAAAATCATCAAAATCCCCAAGAAAAGTGGCGGGCACCGCACCATTGCGGTGCCACGCTATGATTACAAAAGAGAGCTTCGCATGGCACTGCCCAAGCTCCACAGCCTAGCTGCAGAAGTCTGCGACAAGGAAATTGTCCACGGCTTCATGATCGGCAAGTCTCCTGTGACCAATGCCATGGCCCACGTCGGCTACAAATGGTCCGCCTGCTTCGACTTGGCCGATTTCTTCGACACGGTGACTGACGACAAGGTGGCCCCACACTGCAATCGCATCCCATCGGCGTGCTTTTATTCCATGTTTCAGTGCAAGGTAGCAGCACAGGGTCTCCCCACATCCCCACTTGTGGCCAATATTGCCGCCGCCCCCATGGATGAGGCTATCCAAAAGGCGGTTGCCCCGCGCGGCATCCGCTACACCAGATATGCCGACGACCTGACGTTCTCCGGGAACAACGAGGAGGACATCCCGTTCGTCCTCCAAGAAGTCCCCAAGATAGTCGAGGCACATGGGTTCAAGGTCAACCCCAAGAAAACCCACGTGCAGCACAGCAAGGCAGGCCGCCGCATCATTACAGGCGTTGCCGTAGATGCCAATGGCATCCACCCAACCCGCGCCGTCAAGCGCAAACTCCGCGCCGCCAAGCACAAAAAGAGAGCACCTCAAGCACGCGGCCTAGAGGAGTGGATGAAGCTCAAGGCGCCTTCCGGCAACCCAAGTGGGACTAAGGCACAGGTCACCGTCGCGCACAGCATTGCGGTCCAGCGCCTTGGACTAGATTAAATTAAAGGAGGTGGCCACTGCTTGAGCAAAGAAAATCCATCCCCACAACCATACGAAAACTGGGTTTGGTATAAAATCCGAACCCCAGAAGGGGTGGTCCACCAGGGCATTATTGCGTCTAACCTGCCGTGGTATATGCCCCTTGACCATCCACAAGCCAAGGACGTTCTCGCTTACCAACTCCGCAGGCCGGAGATCAGAGACTCCATGGAGATACTTGACTACTACAACCAAACAACCATCGAGCCATAAAATCATGACACTGCTAGACACCCTAAAATTCGAGCCATCGACATACCGCACGGCGGCGGGCAACGTGCTGCCTGTGCGCCGCGCCAAACTGAGCTTTATGCAGATTGTTGAGGTGGTAAAGAATGAGGCTTCTGTCCGCGCCGAAATGGAAAAGCGCGGCATGACATTTGATGGATGGGACATCATTGATTGGAATATTGCCGACACCCAGGGAAGCCCAAAAGAATCCAAGCCCACCAAACGCAAAACCCAAAAACAGGAGCAATCCATTATGCAAATCACTACCGACGAAAACACCATTGGCCTGCTCGCCTCAAGACAACTCACCAAGGCATTGCAGGACTTGGGCAAGATCATTTATCGCCAAGAAGCCAAGCGCATCCCTATCTTAGGGGCTGTCTTGCTTGAGCAAAAAGAAGGACAGGTCAAGTTGTCGCACTGCAACACACATATGAAACTGTCTATCACAGTTCCGGGCGGAAGCTCAACGGTAACGGCAGCGATTGACCATAAGCAACTCCTGGAGATTGCTAAGGCAGCGAATGCAAACACCCCAATCACAATCCAAAAGCTGGACAAAAGTCAGTGCAAGGCCGCTTACACAGCCAATGATGTGAAAGCCCAGCGCATAGTGGACGCCTTCGACGTGGCTGACTATCCCTACCTTGCAGGCTACGAGCCAATCGAACAACCCAAGTCCGTGGAAATTCCCAACCACATGCGCGACACCATTTACCAGGTTGTCGATGCGGCCAGCAGGGACCCCAAGCGCTATATTCTCAACTCAATCTATTTCGACCAAGTTGGAGACCAAGTCGTCTTTACAAGCACTGACGCCAAGAAAATGCACGTCAGTGCCAAGTTCGATGTCAACTTCGGGCAGTCGTTCATCCTGCCGTCTCGTGCGGTGATTGACTCGACAATATTCCGAAACAATCCGTGGACGATCATCTTGGAAAAAACTAAGCACAGTGGCGGGCATGCATGGGATGGCAACACTTTCATCACCATCCAGGCCGGCCAATCCGCCAGCCTTTCCGTAAGGGAAATGGAGGGTTCCTATCCCAATTACAAGGAAGTCATGAAGAAGCGGCCCTGTAAAGCCAGCCTTCTCTTGGATGAAACTACAAGAGAACTCCTGAAGTCTAGCCTCAAGAACCTCCCAGTGGCGGGAGAAAACAAAACCTTTGTGCTTGGGCTTAACCCAGGAAGTGGCGTTTTGTTGGAATCCAAAACCCAAGATGGCAAAGTCAATGTGGTCGGCCCGTTGGCCATCACGGTCAAAGGCGAATGCCTCAAGGTTGCATTCAACCGCGACTTATTTATCGACATCTTGGATGTCGGCCACACCAAGATTGACTTCGCAAGTGACAAAGACCCGCTGCATGCGGAATCGCCCAATGGCATGACTTCATTACTGATGCCAGTCCAACTCGCTTAACTCAACAACCACGGCGCCTGCCCTAGCCAGCTGCTTGAGGCAGGCACTTAACCAACACCAAATAAACCATGAGCATAGACCAGTTAAACCACCCGGCACTGCCTCCATTCCCACCCAACTTAATAGGGCCGGGGAAAGCAGAGGCGAGAATGAAGTTCATTAACCACTGGATGGAAGAACACAACATGGAGCCAATATACGGAGAAGGCCGCTTGGCCTTTGGACGACTGATGGACCTTATGTTCCACCTGTCCACCCAGGGATGGCGCAAAAAACAATAACCAAGGACACAAATGAAGTTCATCGTCAAAGGCTCTGTCAGGGGCATTGTAAGTAAGCGCCGGACTTTGTCCGGGGCTGTCCGGTCCCTACGTAGGGACCAGGAAGGGTGCCGCCGCCAGGGCGGCTATTCGGATGCTCGTATTTACGATGCCCACGGCACGCCCGTGCCGTGGGATGAGATAGACGCTCAGCGGAAATAAGACGCCCCCCGCCACTCCTTTCGAGGGCGGTGGTGTGGAGGCGAAACAGAAACACACCATACCAGAAAGGTGCGAAAACAACACAACCAAAAACAACACCGTCCAGGCCCAGGACGTTAAAGACGGGAAAGAAACTATGGCCACCAATAATCTACAGATTGTTCTATTCTCAAGTGCTGACTCCCTTACGGGAAGGTTTTCGATTTGTGGCAAGGGCGATTTCTTTTGGCAAAAGCATTTCTTAAACGGAGATCCTTTTTTGCCCTACTTCACGGTCGATGATCAGGGCAAGTGCGAATATGCCGCTGCGCGCAAGGCGGTGTGGCTTGTCGAGCAATTGAAAAAACAATTCGGCTTAAAGCGCATTCGCCTCAACCTACATCTCAATTCAAGTTGTCTTGAGGGCAGGGCAGGCGAACTCGTTAAGAAAGCGCATCGCCGAGGCATAGACCTTCGCTTTAACCACATTGACAACGCGCAAAACCCAGCCTGTCGCAGGCTCAGGGGCTTAGAAAGCAGAAGTTGGATGGATTTTTCAAGCCAACAATTGCGGGATTTGATGGATGTTGTTCTGGATGATTAGAGAGCAGCGGTGTGGTGGAGAAACATAAACACACCATGACACCAGAGCTTATCAACTACGCCCGCACCATCGCCCTGGAGCGGGGTATTAAGAAAGAGGACATGTCCCCCGAACTGATGGGGGACATCCTCCAGGAGGCATTGAGGCGGATGGATAAAGCCGTCTCGCGCTTCCTAGCATCGGAGGCTGCACAAGCTGCCTTTGCGAAGGCGGTCTATTACGATCTGCCCGTGGCCAAGAATCTTGAAAAAAGTAGTTGACATCTTCAAGAAAAAGCGTATTAGTCCATCAAGCACCAAGAATGGTGCGAACCCCACAACCAACCGTCCAGCCCCAGGACGTTAAAGTCGGGAAGAAAAATATGAACCTGAAAAAGTATATCCTCGAAACCTTAATCTCAAATGAAGCCGAGCTGGGTAACCGTCATCTCGAGTTCGCAGCCAAGATCGGCATCCTTCCTGATCTCCTAAAGGAAACAACCCTGGCCGAGGAAGATGGCTTCCGCTGGCTTGGCATTTGGGTAGCGTATAAGGACGCTGGTCATGAGTGCCCCAAATACTCCCATACTTACGACGACGACTACACCACGGAGTGGGGCACCACGTGGGGTTATGACACCATTGAAGCGTTCGGTGTCAGTCACACCCAATTTTGGGTCGCCTGGTATGGCGGCTCCAACCCCGGCTGGAACGGGGTCTCTTGGAATGACTGGGTGGTTGAGGAGGATTCTGAAGGGTCCGAGCGGAATTACTGCCTTCAGGCAATGGTGGATGTGTTCGACATCAAGCCCAAAGGACAACCCGCCGAGCCGGATATCTCGGAATGCGTTCGGGACAAAAAACCCACCATGACGGTCTACGTCCTCAGCGAGGACGGGGAGTTGGAAGAAGTCGAGATCTACCGCTTCTCACATCCCAAAGAAGCTCTCCGCGACGAAAACGGCAACATCACCTACTTTCCGGAAGAATCTCCGTTCCCCCACTATTATTCGGATAAGTCGGGGGACGAACAATATGACTCTTGGAAGGATATGATTGAGGCGCTGGAAGACGGCGAGAATGTCTGTGGCGTGTTCGAGGACGAGTCCGAGGCCGAGGTGGCCCAACTCCGCCTCTTGGCGGAGATGGCGGTCGGCGCGCATGGCGAGCCGTCGGTCTTCGACCTCTACGTCCCAGAGGACCAAGACGAAGCCCCCTACCTGATCCCCCAGGGCGGGGAGGACGTCGAGGATGACCGCTACCACCTCGACGCTGAACAGTGGCGTCGTGTCATCGAGCATGGATGGGTCGCCATTGCTGGCGACGTGGAGGATGCTTGGGGCAAACGGGCAGCACTCGCCGCCCTCAAGGAGCGGCGCGATCAGGCCAAGGCGATCTTGGCCACCCGCCCGCATACGGTGTGGGTCAGCTTGGCCAGTAGCTACGCCGCAGGCAATTGCCGCCAAGGGACCGATGCCTTCCTCCGCAAGCACGGCATCGACCCCGAAAAAGTCGGGGCAATCCGCGCCGACGCCCTACTGGAAATGGACCCCACCAACCCCTTCCTTCAGAAGGCTTGCGAGCTGGCCGCCCTGGGGGTGCGTTGATGACTAAACATCTCTACCGTCTGGCCCATTTGCTCCAGGAGAGTCTGCGCCAAGGCGCAGGCTCTCCGCCTGCCAAGGAATGGGTCCGAAATGTCCCCCGAATGCATCTCGACGCATGGGCCACCTTATTGAAATGGCACGAGTGCGGCGAACCCATCACCCGCATCACCGACGAGCAGGAAGCGGCACTCCTCGAAGGTCTGCCGCCCGATCTCGACCTAGCCCGTGCCCCCTTATCCCATTCCGCTCTCGCCATCCAAATGCCGGAGCGGAAATACTGGTTTGTGATTGCTCGGCATGAAGCCCAGGACCCCATCTTCGTCACTCAAGATCAAATGTGGGCATACCCAGCCCCCATGATTACCTATGTCTCAAATTGCCACGACGGTGGTCTCATGTCGGGGTATATCAATTTACGGGATCAGCCCACTCCTTCTCATTTGCAACTCGTCCCTGGATTCGCGCTAAGCCCCGATGGCACTTGCCATCCACTTGCGGAGGCCGAAATTGCCGAGGATGACTACCGCCTCGCCTTGGCCCTCTCCGCACTCTACCGAGGAACCTTCCCGTGACCAAAAAACTTGAAAAAAGTAGTTGACAAAAGCAGGAAAGACGTAGTGTGGTCTCAAGCTCAATAGAGCAAAATTCAACCAAGGAGAAAAAATGAAAAGAGCCATCTGGTTCTCCCGGCACCAGCCAAGCCGGGAGCAAATCGGCAGCGGGGAAAAGAAATTCGAGCAGGCAATTATGGCGAGAAATATGGCGAGAAATAACTCTGTTATGGTTGTGTTGCCATAACATAGCCAAAAAACCAAAACTAATGACACTTGAGGCATTTGAATGAAAACTAAAAAAAACACCTGGGGCGGTGCCCGCCCAGGAGCCGGACGCCCGAAGGGGCGGCGAGTTGTAACCCGAAGCATAAGTCTCCCGCCTGAGATGTGGGCGGAGATTGATGTCTTTCGGGGGCCACTTTCTCGGTCTAGGTGGTTCCGATGGGTATTAGAAGAGCGTAAAATTGCGCCTTGGATTTAATGAAGGCGCGATATTTGGAAACGCGCTTTTGTAATGAGGTAATTAAATGAACACAGACGCTATTCTTGAATGGGTGGAGATTCTGCCCGGCTGCAATCCCGATGGAACCCCCGTGAATGTAGTTGTCACAATGCGGGCTTCTGCAAAAGATTGCATTGCCATGCAGCGGTATGAAGCAAAACAATGCGGCGCACGCATAGACAGAGAGGACAAGGAATACTTGTCAGAGTTTATGCCCATCAAATGGGCTAGCGTGGCAATTCCCAATTCCATGAGTCAACAGGAGGCGCGCAAAGACAACAATGAGGAGGACGAATGACACTTGATCAGTTGCTCCAGGCAATCCAAGCCCGCGAAGTGGGCGGCAAAATTGTTTATTATGATGAGCGATCGGATCGTTATTTCACTTGTGGCTGGCCGGAGATTTACCGCTTGTGCCATCAGGTGGAACACGTGATTCGGATTTGGCATGCGGAAGCCCAGTCGTATCTCTGCGACGAAAACGGAAATGAGATAATCGACTAAGTATCCCGCGACTAAAGCCGTGGATTCCCTCGCGCATTTATCATGAAAGCTCAAAAAAACACCTGGGGCGGCCCCCGCCCAGGAGCCGGGCGTCCAAAGGGGTCCGGCAAGGGGCGAAAGGTTGTAACCCGCAGCATCAATCTCCCACCTGAGACGTGGGCGGAAATAGACCGCCTGCGCGGGCCGCTTTCGCGGTCTAAGTGGATAAAAAAGCTAATTAAGCTAGGTGGCCTTCTGGCCGAGGAACACGCCCGACTCCAAGGCGTGCAACCCGTCATCGACTTTTCTGCCTTATTTGGAGCAGGCAAAGGCGAGGACTGGGAGGGCTTTGATGAGGCGTTAAAGCAATGGCGCCAAGGGAACGCGGATAAACGCCGTTCCGCATTAGATGATGTTTCCAAGAAAGCTCACGATTTGGAATTGTATTAACTATGACCTGAACACCGAAAAACTAACATGAAACACAACTTTTCAGAAGAAGAAAAAGAATGCTTGAGGCACGCCTTAATGCACCTCGAACACAACAAAATTTTGGAAAACCTCGGTTACAAGTATTGGTATTCTGGCAATCGCAGGGAATTTATTGCGCGTCATAAAAAAGCACTGGCCGTGCTGCGGGGATTCCTTGGACAGGCGGAGGACAGCGCCATGAACGCACAACAAAAATCATTTGCAGAGCAATTTAAACAACTCGTCGAAAAATACGGAGACGTCGAGGATTTTTTTGTTTACAACGAAAATCGTATTGGCTGTCGCTACGCCAACCTGGTTTTGCACAGGGAAGAGGACGGCTGGCACTGCGGCAAGCTTCCTGAGGCATATCCAACCCCAGCCGAATGTTACGGTCGCTTGTGGGAGGGGGTAGCATGACAACTGTTACCGTGTTCGTCCACGGCAAAAAACGCCGGGTGATCGTCGCGGACAAGGCGTGCCCCACATTCGCGTGTTTCCACCCGCATGACTGCCCGACGCAAGGGGCCAAGGGCGTGCGCCAGAGCGCTGAGCGATACATGTGTCTAACCAACGTCTTGCACGGGTGCCCAGAACACCCCCAACCAAAGTGAGAAAGCTGTGTGGAAGAACAAGCGATGAACGAACAACGCCGAAGCACCACTGAAGCCCTGTGGCAGCACATGCACCAGGAGCACGGGTTGATCCTCATGGAATCCCAGCTTGATGAAATCATCCGCCTCGCCACTTGCGAGGCGCTCATCAATTTGATGGAGCAGCGGGGCTTTGTTGTCGGGCGTGGCACATACGCCCACCCCAACGGAGAAACCTTGCCAACCTGGGTGGTGACTAGGCCAACTGCCCCTGATTGGTCTGGCGTCTGGTCGCCGTGGGACGAGCGGCCAGACCATATTGAGGATGGAGAGGCCCAGGTATTGCTTGAGGTCTGCCGCTTGGCCATCTCTAAGTGGGATGAGGAAGCGCATCTGTTTGTGCAAGAAAATGAGCCAAAATAACCCCAACCGCTACGTTACTGAATACCTAGACCTTCGCCTGATGGACTGCATGGAACTCATGGCGCAATATCCCGATGGGCATTTCGATTGGGCCATTACTGATCCCCCCTACGGGATTGGTGTAACAGCAATGAACATGGGTGGGAGAAAGACAGTCAGACCAGACAAAAAAAGCTGGGACGACACCCCCCCGCCGCCCGAATACTTCGCCGAATTGCGGCGGGTTTCACGCCATCAAATAATTGGGGGCGCCAACCACTTTTCTCTCCCGTGTTCACGTGGGTGGATTGTATGGGACAAGGGGGAATCTATGTATGGCAGAAGTTTCTCTGAGGTGGAACTGGCATGGACATCAATGGACATGTCGGCGCGCATATTTAAGGTTACGCCCAACCAGTCATTGCGCATCCACCCAACGCAAAAACCAGTCAAGCTCTACTCTTGGCTACTATCCAACTACGCCAAGCCCGGAGACAAAATCTTAGACACACACCTCGGCAGTGGCTCCATTGCTATTGCTTGCCACTACGCCAAGTTGCACCTAACGGCCTGCGAGATTGATCCTGATTATTTCCAAGCCGCTTGCGAGAGGATCGCCAGAGAAACCTCGCAGTCAGAGTTTAACTTCTAAGTATCCCACGGCTTTAGCCGTGGGTCTCCTCGCGCATTTATCATGACACAACAGAAAGGAACTCAACCCAAGCCGCCCCGGCTATGCTTGGCGAGTATCCGTTCGGCCTCAACCTGGTTCTCAATCAGCCGCCCCAGCGTGGCGCAATGTTGGCTAGCCTGGGGCCAGTCGCGCTGGCGGATCGCGCCCAGCAGTAGGGCGCTGCGGCTGGCCATCTTGGCCTTGTTTGCCTCAATGAGACGGTTGGCGGCCGTCAGGACTAGGCGGCGGAGGTTGCGGACTTGTTTTTGTTTCTTTTGGATTTGGTTCATGCGTCCGATTACCGGACGCCCATTGGATTTGTCGGCAGATTTTTCATCACCAATCCTATGCGGTAAGCGCAAAGGAATTGGCCCTCAAAAAAACGGGGCACGGCGGCGAACCGTGCCCTAATGCACCTTCCGCATGTGGCGGATGTGCTTATTTGTTTAATAGCCAGCCCGTTCCCAAAGTCAAGCAATCGCGATAATGCGTCCTATTTTCGCACATTTTTAAGCCGCCGAGTGCCAGGCATGATAGCCGAAATACAGGTTGCATTCCTTTGCCATCACACTATGATGAGATCACCCCCCCCCTATGGCTTCGGCTACGGGGCGCAAGGCCGTCCATTAGTGGGCGGCCTTTGCTTTTGCGGCAGATAAGCGATACGCCAGATGACAAAAAGCCCTGCAAATCAATAAGCGTATTTGTTTGACAAGCCAGACGATCAAATTTAAGCCAGTCCAATAGAATCAAAACGCAGAATATGAACCAAGACAAACTAGAACAAATATTCCAACTGCAAGACCAACTTAACCGGCGCATTGGCATCAATGCGGCTGGCCTTACCGATGAGGAGCGGGTCCAGTGGATCTTGAACTACACCCGCGCCATGTCCCAGGAGATTGCCGAACTAGTCGATTCTGTGCCATGGAAATGGTGGGCTAAATACCAGACCTTCGATGTTCAAAACGCCCGTGTGGAAGTGGTGGACCTGTTCCACTTTCTCGTCTCTATTGCCCAAGTTTTGGGCATGGGAGCAGATGACGTTTATCAAGCCTACGTTAAGAAAAACCAAGTTAACCACCAGCGGCAAGACAGCGGCTATGCTGTCAAAGACAATGCCGATTCCAAACATATCTGAGGAGACATGTCATGAAAAAATACCTAGAGCCTGCTGTCTTTGGCGCATTGATTGGAACCGCTTACTATGATCTTGATTGGGTTATTATCACAGTTGGCATTTTGCTGGTGTTCTTAATCGCCTTTATTCTTGCGCTTGCAGCTTTTTCCCTATTGACAGACCTTCTCGCTGAAGCTGTGTTTTTAGCTGATACAAACGATTCAACTGGTCGCGCTTCTCTTCGGGCGTCATCTCGCGGCTTGCCCAAATCTGATTGATCAACTTGTTGATATTTGTCAGATCTCTCTCATATTTGCCAAGCACCCTGCTGCGCTCAAGCACCATAGGGTCCGCTTTCAAGAGACGATTGGTTTCTTCTAAGTCCATGGCCTCAGCAACCTGGCGCACGCGACGGGCAAGTGCCTGAGTTTCATCGGCCATCTTGTAGAATAAGTCAGGGTATTTAGTTCTTACATTTTGTGGGTTCTTGATGAATCGGCCAACACCCAAAACTCGATTTTCCCACCACTCCTGCTTAGGGGGCGGCGGCACGTCAGCAAAGTTCTTGTAGATAGCATCTGCAGCCATCATGGCGTAGGTGCCCATTGTCCCGAAATACCCTTCGACAAAATGCTGCACTTTTAGCGGACTAACTCCAAGCTTCTCGCCAATGCCTCTTGCTGTGAAGGGCGTGGTTGGATAATACCTTGCTTCCGGTGGCAAGGCCCGCACGTTGGCCGGCTCAATTTCACGCTCGAAGTAAGACTTCCAGCCGCCAGGGCCAGCATGCAATTCAAGGATCGGCTTGACGAGCTGTGGTGTTGGGTTAAGGCGCAGCATGTTGGTTGCTAGGTATCCTAAGCGGTAGGTTAACTCCCTCATATCCGCCTTGCCAAACTCACCCTCTGCCTTCTTCATGAAGGCTACCGTCAGGCGCTCTGGCACTGTTCCCAACATGGTTCCAATCTCAAATGGCTTGGGAATGAGGATCATGGTTCGATCCGCGTCTCCCTTATTGCCTGTGAGATAAACCCAATAGCGGTCCTTAATGTCGTCAGGCAGCTTGTCGTAGTCATCATCATCCCAGTTCCGCAATGCGAGCAATGTGGAGATTGCAAAAAGCATGGAGCCGCGCGTCCAAAATGTTCTCGTATTCATAGCGCGGCCCATGCGGATTAAGCCCTGCATCCCCGCATTAAAGAATGGGGCAGTCTGCGCCAAAAACTGAATCATCTTGCTACTACCAGAAAGCGAGAAGTCCGTGGTTGCCTCACGGTAAGCCCACGCCGCCTCCACTAAGTCGCCTGTCCTCTTGAGAGTGTTTAGGGCCACCTGCGTGCGGGTGGCACTTTCTGTGGCTTGGCCAAAAGTCTCGGCGGCTTGAAGCGTAGCGTTGCCAGCACGCCGCAAGGCCTCAAGAGCCTGCCAAAGTGCCTGCGGGTTGTCAGCCTTGATGATTCTAGAAATCCTTGGGCGCGTGACAGAAGTAATGCTTTCCCTAGTTACGCCTTCTTGGCGGAAAGTTGAAGGGTCGCCGGCCCCTGCCAAGAAAATGCGGTCTAGGTCGCTAATTTCGCCATCCCGCCCCATAAGCTTTTTTACCACTTGGCGGTTGCTGGCCCACGCCAAAGCCCCACGCATTGTTTCTATAATAGGGACAGCCATATCCTTGTTTTGTAGCCACGATGCCATTGTGTCGCGCATGGCGTTTGCCCCCACAAACTCCAAAGTAATCGTAATGCTGCTCTGGAAAAGTCTCCGCGCAAAGCGAGCCAGCGTCATAAAAGGATTCCCAGCCCCTATGGCCCCTCGGCTCATAGCCTCAAAAGAATCCCAAACCAGGTCATCCACAATGCGGCGATACTGAACCCTGCCGTCCTTCATAAAGGAAACAATGTCGCTCCCCTTTTGTGGACGCCCAATAGCATAGATGTTCACCCAAACAGAGGGGTCAATATATTGCGAAAGCTCCTCCGGCACTCCCTGTTTCTCAAGCTCCCGCATGATGGCCCAGTTGGAGATGGCCACTTTTTCTTTTTGAGAAACAGGGACCATGAACTGCGGACCATCGGGCGCCATTTGTTCATTGATTTCATCCTTGCGGATTGCCAAAGCCTGCTCTGCCTGAACCCTTTGCCGCTCATAGTCTGGCTCACTAATCTCGCCATTCGCCAGCCTCTTCTTGAGGTCAGATTGAATCTTGGCAAATTCCGCCTCAGCCTCCTTAATTGCGGCATCCCTCTTCGCCTTAGCTTCCGCACTCTGCTTGGCGTTGATGGCGTCACTCATAGCCACTGCGCGGAGCATGACTATGTTTTTAATGCCCGCCACCATCATGTGGACCATGTTGCGCTCGATGTTTTCGTATAGATCATTCAACGGCTCTGTGCCCCCAAGGATTCGACGGATGCCGCTGCGCTGGTCTGCAAAGCCTCTCTTGGATGTCGGCGGCCCATACAACTCGCCTGCCATCGGATCAATTGCCCGATAGAACGGAACATACTGTGTGTGCAGCTTTTCAAGGTGATCGCGCAGCTCCGGCGAAACTAGTCCCGTGGCCACCGCAAAATCCATGACGCCACGCACGTTGGCCTGGTAATCGGCAAATGCTTCCTCAAAGCCTTCACGCTTCATGGCCAAAAGCGCCGCAATCTCAGCCTTGCTGAAAAGGGTTTCGCGGCGCGGGATTTCAAGCCGCGTCATGGCAGCCAAAGCAACAAGCTCTGCATCGGTATGCAGCTTGGCATCTTCTGCTTTCAGCCCAATAATCTCAAGGTGCTGATCGCGACGAAGCTTTTGCATGTCATTGAAAATATTGGCTGCGCGAGAACTAGATGCCAAAAGTGAATTAAGCTCGGCTTCAGCAATGGCCTTGAGTTCGCTGGCCCTCCGCCCGGCCATATATCCCATGAAGTCTCTTAGCCCATCCTCACCATATTTGTCGCGGATGTCCTTAAATATCATGGCAACACCACGCACCCGGTTATCCACCTGGAAAGCTCCGTCCTTCATCACGGGGATGCCAAGCCACAAGGCTTCGTGCGCCATGGAATAAGCATCAGTGGCAACTTGCGCAAACTTGGCTGCACTCTCTTTCCCAGAAAGAAGCTCGCGTCCGCGCCCACGCACAATCTGGTTGAAAGTCTTTTCCATCTCGTGCAGGGCATACTGCTTGTTAAATGCCTTCTGAACCACAAGCCACTTGATGCGGTTCCAGCCAGCATCTTTAATGGCCTCTATATTGGCGCGCAAGCTGTCGAAGGCTTCTTCGACGTGTGTTTTCTGCCGCCGCATCTTGCCCAAGGCGTATTCTTTGGGGTTAGTGCGTCCTCTTGTGGCCCTTCTTGCTGCGTCAAGCCTCGGTAGAATTGTAATGGGGATGTCCAGAGGAATGATTTGCCCTTTGTATTTCCTGAAGTTGTCTGGCTTTACGTCGGCCAAGGCAACGCCATCAGATTGGCGAAACCACGCCCTTGCCGTCCCCACAGGCTCAAAGCCCTCGCTTTTTAGCCAATCAGAAATCTCCTGAATGGTAGGCTCATCCCCAGGCACAAAATCCTGCTTGACCACCAAGGCAATGGTCCCGTCTGGCCGCTCGGCAGCGCCCTCAAACGTGACTTCCGGCGCAACACCGCCAAAGACATGGTTGAATGTGTCCCACCGCTCCAGATATTCCGAAGGCGTCGCATTCCCAGTAACAACCCTAGGGATGCCGTTGATGGTCGCTACTGGGACTGCCCGATAGCCTGAAGGCACCCCTTGGCTATTGCTGGTGAACTTGTAAACTTCCCGCCCACGAATCTGGACAACGTGCTCAAACCCACTCCCCGAAGGCTTCTTGGGCCAAGGCAATTTCTTGATTCGCCCATCCTCCATCATCTGGCGAATGGCATATTCACCCAAAATTATTTGCGCTTCATGGTCGCCTTCATCAGCGCCAAGCTCTTTTGAAATTCTGGCGAGTTCTCGGGACAGCTTCGCAAAAGGCGTTTCACTTCCTCTTGCCGCCTCTGGTGTTCCGGGTGTTCCAGATATGTCTGTCCTTGCTTCAGTTTCAGCAGTTTTGTTTTCATTTTTTGCTTTTCCTTTGCGCCCACGCGAGGCGCGGATGTTGGGGCTTTCCGAAAATATCCCAGTATTTGGATCGCCTGGCAACGGCCCTTTTTGCCCACCCTCAAAAATTGCTTCATCTCCAGCCAGCTTAATATTGTTGGAGTAAAAAACGCCCCAAGTTGGCACATCCCCAAATTTGGGGAATATTTCCTCGCTCATTTTAATGGCGTCATAGCCCATTTCTCTGAGGATCGTAGAAAACCCAGGATTTTCGACCAAGCCCCAAACATTTTTAATCTTGCTCCAAGCATCTTCAATTGTGGCGTTTGGATTATTTTGTTGTTCTGCGCGTAACAATATTTTAGCTTGCAACTCAATCAGGTCCGCAGTTTTCTCAAACTCATCCTTTGTGGTCTGGCTGTATTTGTCAGCGGCCCCACTTCTTCCGTAATCAATGACCGCCTTAATCTCGTTGTAATTCTTGGCGTCCAAAAACTTCCTAGCGCGCATGAACAATGGCAGGGAAACGATTGGCGAATTGAGCTGACTTTGCGTTTGATTGGAGATGACTCTCCCGTGCCGCTCATCTTCAGCTAAGAAGTAAAGGCCATTATTATCTGGCGCAAGAGACTTTAGCTCTGGCACCGTGGTTGAATGATAAAAAACCTTTGGCTCGCCAGTCAGTTGGTCAAGAATAACATTCCCCTCACCAATACGCCAGTCACCGCCAGCCCACTCCATAAAGTTCGGGGTGCGAACAGCCCGCCACTGAGATTCCGTAAGCAAGCTTGGACCACCGTAAGGATTAAGCAGGCGTCCATTGGCTACCCATGTATAATATGCCGTCGTATTGCCTTGGAAAACAGGATGATCTTGTGCGACAAGGCCCGCCTCATCACGGACAAGAGGGACTTCTAAAAGCTGCTTGCGGGCATCCCATGCGGCATCCACGAACTCATTTGCCGTCATATTCTTTGAGTTCTTCATCCGCAAGGAAGTATCGCCAAATGCGTTCTGAATGACGGCCATGCGATTCTTCAGCACGCCCAGAATTGCACGCAATCTAGGGCTTTTATTTTCCATTACTTTTCTAAATGCGCCATGAAATTCCCACAGGATTTTGGCAAGGCCATCATTTAGCTCCTCAATGCTCATCTCCCCATAAAGATCGGACAGCCCCGGTATGCTGGGTATATCTAAGCCCTTGCGCAAAAACATCTTTTTGACGTTATCCGGCAACAAGGCAAACACTTCCTTGTCCGACCATGCAAGTTCTGATTTGCTTTTAGGTTCGCCATTAGACTTATACCCAAGCGCGCCACTCATGCTAACGCGATAAGGCACAGGGACGTATGAGAATGAATCATCAACAATGATGTTGCTCAAATTATCCCCGCCACCATCAAGGTTCTGCAGAAGCAGGTCCACCCAATACCCACTGCGAAGCGCAGCTTTCAAGGAATCGAGCTTAAATTTTGCCTCGCTTTCTGGAAGTTGCTCCAAGGATTTAATGTATTCCCCTAATGTTGGGCCTTCAATGTATTGTTTCTCAATCCATTCTGCGCGCACCAACTCATTATCAAACCACTCCGTATCACTGATTGGCCTTACAATGTTCCATTCGCCGCTTATATTTGAGCCGTATTTGCTAATAAGTTTTACTGATGGGGCAAGCACCCCAATATCTTTCACGTCATTAAAAAGTGTTTGCCACAAGGCATGAATTTTGTGGGCAAAAAATTCTTCAAGCCGTTGTTCTAGGCCGCGTCCGCGTTTAAGGACAACTTTTGTGCCATATTTATTTATCGCCAAAATGGCCCCATTGTCGCCTTGTAGCTTGGCAATGAATTTGTATCCAACCGCCTCAAGATCGGCAAATTTGTCCATCAGCTCTTTGTCAGAAACTCTACCACGAGAGGCCCGTCTTTGAGCGGATGGCAGCGCCATTCTTTCCTGAAGCGATTGGCGAGACATCTCCTCGGCCAACTTAGGGGCGTTCTCCACGGCTTTCAAAGCCTCATCAATGGCGGCAAGACGTTCGCGTAGCTCAGGGAAGTTGCCCCGTATTTTGGCCATCCAAGTTTTCAGGAGATTGGCCAAGCGATAGAAAAACTGCTTCAGAGTAGGCATTCCAGCCAGATCAAAAGCCTCTGGCGCAGAAAATTGGCCACGAGAATGCGCGCTCCATTCGGCGGCAAACTCAGGGAAGAAATTGTCAATCCAAAGGACGTCACCCACGCTGCCGCTATCGGCATTGGCAAAGCCAATAATCTCGCCAGACGAGTTGCGTAATGTCAAAACACGGGATGCCTGAAGGTATCTGGCGGCGAATTGCTCCGCCTTGGTTATGCCCATTTCATCAATGAGCCTACGACCATGTTCGGCCACAAACTCCTCATAAGACATCTCAGTGCCAGACTCCTCCCAAAGCTTCATCATCACCTGGTCGTGCGCAAGGTGATGCATTTCTTCGGCAAGAACGGCCCTAACGTATTCCTCGAAGGCTTTTTCTTTTTCCTTGGCCCCCATGTTGCCAAGTTCATTAAAGGTTTCAGCCAAGCGGAACAGGTTGGCAAAAACGACGTTCGACTCCCCAACCTCGACAAACATGGCGGCAGGATCAGTGGGATCGTTAAGCCAGGCAATATCAATGCCTTCTGGCAGCAAAACTCTGGCAAGGCGCTGGATGACGTTGCGCACCTTGAGTTGCGTGTCATTGGCCATGCTCCATTGCAACCCTTCGATCTTCCTCCTGCCTTTACTGGCAAAGCGGGCAAGCTCATCACGCCTTTCTTTCCATTCCTGAAGAATGTCAGCAACAAAAGGCTGCTGCTCCCTGTTGGTCTCAATGAACTCCCAAATCGCCTGCATGTCAGACTGGCGAAGCTCGTCGTTGACTAAATTGATGAGCGCATTCTTGATTGTTGCAGGAATAGAGGAATTATTGATTTTCTCTTTAGTCTGCGCTGCCACCTTCTCTAGCTCGTCATTAATCTCTTGACGAATCTTTGCCCTTTCTGGGCTTTCGGGAGTGGCAATGGAATTGTCCAGCGTTTCGGCCCCACTTTCTATTGGCTCGCCATCCTCTGTGAACTGTTGAATGGGCGGCTCGTTAATGTCATCGCCTTCAGTCCCAACTTCTTCTTCACCAACGCCCAAGCCATCTTCAACATTGGTATCCCCATCGCTTTGATTGGATGCTTTTTCTACAGGCTGGGCATCTAGGCTAATCTTGGGCGCATTGGCTTCACTAGCAGCATACTTGCGCAGTGTTGGCTTCATGTAGTTCACCCACGCAAATCCGCGTCCCTGCTCGTTCTTTGCTTCCAATGAGCCGTATTGCTCGATCCAAAGCAAGGCTCGGCGCGCGGCCTGGTAGGCTGCATCATCAATGGCCTGCAACTTGGTTGCCTCATCAAACCACGTGAACGTAGTGGGGTTTGATGCAATGCTGTCGGCAAATTCACGCGCTTTTAAGAGAAATGCCACAAGCTCTTGCTTTTGCGCTTCGGCAAGCTTGATAGTTCTCTGCCCTTTGCCATGTTGTTTAATTTTCCCATCGAGAATGTCGGCAATCTTGGATGTTGCGGCCTTTTCGTTGGCCTGCTTTGTTTTCCTGGGGCTGCGCTCGCCCCTCGCCTTGCTTGGGGATGGGGTCTCAATTTCGGGTGTCAGTGGCTTGGGCGCCTGTTTCTTCTTATCGACAGCTTGCTCTTTCGGTCCCGCGACTGGCGTGGTTACGCTTAATCCAGTTCTTGGCTGGGGGCGTTCTTCTGTTGCTTGTTGTGCTTGCCCTTGCGTTTCCTGGCTGGCGTCACTCGCCACCGGCACCCCTCTTCGTGCAACTCCTCGATCTCCTCTGGAGTCAGATTCTTGAGGTTTCTGAGTTTGTTGAGGTAATGATGACGTTCCGGCTTGCTCATTGGTCTCGACTCTTTCTGCTTGTGAAACTGGTTGCTGGGGTTCCTGCTGATTTGAGGCTGCTGCTTCGGCGGCAGCCTGAGATTGTGGGGCTCGGAAAATTTTTTGTATTGCCGGGGCTGGGGACCAATCCCCACCACGAATCCTCTTTAGGCCATCCACAGGCTTTTCGCCCCAGTTTTGGGGGTTAGCCATCCGCCCCTTCGATTTGTCATACACCCATCCATTTTTAAGCAAGTCTTGGACAGCCGACATAACTTCATCTGTGTTATACACGCCAAACATCCGCATTCTTAAATCAGGAGCATATTCAGAAGCTATGGCGTCGGCTAAGGTGCCCAAAATTTTATCCAAATCATTCGTAGTGACCCACCCAGTCATGGGTGGCTTGGGCTTTTGAGCTTGTGGTTGTTGAGCCGGAGAATGAGATTGGGGGGCCAATGGAGCGGGTGCAGCAGTGCTAGCTATCCCCTCATCATTTTGCTCGGATCGTGGTTGAGGTGCTGGGGCCTGTTCTTCTGCTGGTTTAGCAACTGGGGAAGATTCTTGTGCAACAGGTTGAGGTGGTGCAACAGGTCGTGCCGCCGCGCTTTGTTTTTCTTCTTTTGCTTCTTGAGGGCTTTGCGTTGCCGACGGTTCTTGTGGCACAACGGGTTGCGCTGCTTCTGAGGCATCCGCCTCTTCTTCTGCAATAGGCGCAACTAAGCCCAAGTCGGCATTGGTTGCCATCTCTTGCTTCTTCTGATCTTTAGCCTGAATTGGCTGGGAGATGGCTTCTTGTTGGTTGGCCTGCGCACCTTGTTCTTCCGCCTTTTGCTGAAAGGCGGCTTGCGTAGCCGGACCTACCGCTGAGGCAGCTTGGGCCGCCTCACTGGCCGCACGGCGCTTGGCTGAAGCCTTCTCCTCAGCCGCCGCCCAGTCGGGGTTGTTGGACAAAATTTCATAGCGAGCAGTCCCCATCTTCAAGATAAACTCTTGATCGCTCCAGCCCGCCTCTTCTTCTGAACGGCGACGCAGTTCTTCTTCAAGGCTTTTGTCTAGTTCCGATTGAGTGAAATTCCCGCTAGCGCTTACCTCAATTTGACGCGCTGCCGCGATCCGGGCCAAGTCATCAACACTTAATTCCCTTAATGCTGCGACACGCTTGAGCGGAGAAAGCGATTCAAGAGATTCGACGGTGACGCCAGACGACTGCGCCAACTTAGACTGGCGCACCATGTCTTTTGAAATTTGAAATTGGAACTCGGCTGGAAGGTCTTTGAGTTGGACGGGATTGCCATTTTTATCGACAGCCACTACGGTTTCGGCGTTTGCATTTGCCCAAAGGTAAGCAGCTACGTTATCATCCGAAGTGGTTAATGCTTTGTATTGCTTGCGCCAATCCCTCTCCGACCGCATCTGATTAAGACCAGAGGCCAATCCAGAAAGTGCCCCACCAACCACAAAGCTTTGGCCAACATCATCGGCAATTGGTTTGCCCAATACAAGGTTTTGCCCCATTTGCGAAATGGCTTCGCTAGTGCCCCCCGCAAGGCCCTGCGCCCCAATCTCAGCAAAAGGACGCACCGCGCCGCGCACGCCTTTGGCTAGCCTTGCAAACGGTAGTAGTGACTCCGCCAACTCCGATCCAAACTCAATGCTGGTCGTAGCCTTTGCCGCTATATCGGCATAAGAAATGGCATCATTTAGATTGGCGCCATCCTGGTATTTTCGCTGCAGCGCCTCATCCCATCCGCTGTTGTAGCTCCGTGCTACCTGCACGGTAAGGTAAGACGGCATAGTGACAATGGCGGCAGGCGGGACAACATACCCAACAAACATGGGGGTCATGACGCCAGCCTCATTGCCAAGTGAGTATAATGTCTCTGCGCCCTTCCCAAATCTCTGCTGCGGGCGGCCAAATGCGTTGATTTGAAGTTCCTGGATTTTTTGTTCGGCAAGCCGCCTTTTTTCTTCTTCATTGCCGAACGCACGCTGTTGAAGCCCATTCAACAACTGCGGCAGATCGCCCCAAGTGCCCAAGCCTTGGCTTAACCCAACACCAAAGGCATCATACCACTTCATTTCCCCAAAAGTCTTGTCGATGTTTTGTTGTGTCTTTTGGGTGCTTTCGTAATTGGCCTGGTAAAACTTGGAAAGCGAAGCGAAATCGCTGTCTGGCAAGACGCCAGCCCTCCGGGCCTGATCCAATGCCTTAAATGGATCGTCTCCTATAACACGGAAGCGCTTGACAACACTGTTCCCCCCTTTGCTTTCTTCGCCTGGGGGAAGAGGCGTATATTGGAACAATAGCTTTTCCTTGCCATTAAAGATGGAAGAGGCCACAGCATAAGCAGGCGACAGACTGTCAGCGTCGTAAATCAGTTTGCCGCCACTTGTGGGAATCCCATTCTTATAAGCCTCAAACATGCCCTTGGGGTCTTGCCCGCTTGCCGCTGAATTAACAAGGTCAAGGGCAGCAGAACGCGCCCTAAATTCGCCCAGCCGAAGTTGGTAATCTCCTCCGGCGCTATTTAGTCTCTCGCCCTGGCCGTTGGACAAGGCCGTTGGCTTAAGCCAATCCGGCATAGGCGTAGCCATGCTGCTGCCATTATCCTCGCTGTCTAAAAAATTGTTGGGAATTTCTTGTTGTTTCATCGAATTGAACTGACAATGGCGTTAAATTCGTTCCAATCAATCTGATTTTCGTCAAATGGCCATCTTGACACTGGCCTGATGGCCGGCCCCTTGGCCATGCCCAGGCCGCCAAGCCCTGTGACATTTTTGATGGTTTGGGCAACGTCGAATTGGGATTCGGCCATCTTCTCGTCCAAAGACTTGCTCATGGACAATGGCGGGGCAACCGACTTCATGAATCGCTTGGCCGCTTCGATGCGCTCTTGGGCTGGCATTTTTTGAAGCTCTCTGAATTGCTCTGGTGTAGTGTTAGCACGGATAGCTTCCGCCAAGGCGGAGGCTGCTGCAATCTTGCCTCCCACAAAAAAGGCATGGTTGTTTTTCCCGCGCTCCAGCAAGTCTCTTGCCTGTTGGAATTTGGAGGCCAAGGAATCCGATGAGATTTCCGTGGCCATTGGACTTTCTTCAGGGATAAATTTTGGTCCTGCTGGCCTGCTAAGCCCACGAATAACTTGGCCATTGGAGGCCTCCTCATCTGATAAAGGCTCGTCCTGCAACGGCTGGTTTACCGTCTGTGACACCTCCACCGATGGGGATGCGCTTGGTTGAGAGTCTGCACCAGCTTTGTTTTGTGTAGGAATTGGTTGCCCGGTAAGTTCGTCAATGCGATTATAGCCCAATATTTCCTTTCTCTTGTTTAGGTCTGAATGCAGCTTGATCCTCCTATCCTCAAGCTCCATGATGTTTTTGTTGATAGCATTGATTCTTTCATCCTTGAACAGTGAAGATGCCGCTGGGCCAATGTTCGGATTTTTCTCCTGCATTTCCCTTTGAATCGCATCGCGCTGTTGGTAATACTTTTTTAGTTGGGCGTTGGTAGCCCTCAAATCTTCTTCGAGATTGTAGTGCTCAAGCTGTGTATCGGCCTTCTTTTGCGCCATCAGCATTTGCCGTTGCCGCTGTTCCTTCTCTAACTCTTGGGCGTATCTGATGGCCGTAGTGTCGTCTAGCTTGTCAACATCATTCACCCCATTTTGGGAAAGATACTCTCGTGCAGCAATACCGGCTTCGGCCTTCTGGTTGCTCAAACGAAGAGCCTGCCTTTGGCTCTCCTCGTTGAGCAGGCCATGTTTCCGCGATATTTTCATGTCGGCCAACTTCTGAGTAAGATGGGGTGGCAAATTTGAGGGGACTTGGATAGAGTCAATGTCACTAAGCGTCGCATTGGAAACGCTAATGATAAAGTCATTGACAATTGGCTGATACTTAAGCTCCTCAGCCACCTTTTGAGCGGCCAATTTCTGAGATTCAATTTGGCTGCGGCGGTATTCTGTTTCCGCCTCAATTTCTGCCATCCTCAGCGGCAGCATAAGCTCTTCTAGCTGTTGGCGGCGCTTTTGTTCTTCCATCTGAAGCATCATTTGACGCTCTTGCATGGAAAGACGGCGGTTGTCGTCAAAAGCACCCTTGTATCCCAAAACCTGTCTTGTTATAAGCGCTGGGTCAGGCATATCAAACTGCCTGTCATTCCCAATCATGCTGACGAGTTGCTGGCCTAGCGACATGTTTTCTGTCTCCTAGTAATAGTAGGGCAAGGCGCGAGGTGCCGTTGGGTTAAACATGTTCCCCAAAAAGTTAGAGCCAAGTCCTAGCGGGCTGCCACCAAAGGCGCTCGGTGCCTGGCCAAAATAGCCATAAGAAGAGCCTAGCCCAATCCCGCCAACCCCACCCACATTGTTGCCCCAAAATCTAGGAGTTGGCGTCAAGTAAGACATGGCAGCACCAGCAGCCATTTGCGGTATCTGCTGCACAACCCCCAAAGAGTTATTCAAAAAGTTGAATGGCGTGCTTACTATGTTGCCTATGGTGCTTTCAAGCAGCCTGCTGAAACCCGATTTCCGCTGGCTGTTGGCAAAATCAATTTGCTTGTTTTGGTTGCGGATGTTGAGGTTGGTCATGGCCTCATTGTCACGCCGCTGCATGATGGTTCCAGGATCATAAATCATGTTCTGCGCGATGGCGGGGGTCAGTGCCTGGCTCCAATTAAGCTCGTTGCCAAGGCGCGCAAATCCCTGGCTCATCAAATCCATACTTGTTAAGCCAAGGTCACGGGAGGTTAAATTTCTCCCCATCAGGCTGTCTGGACCATAACCACCACTGATTGAGCGCGCCACGCTTCCACGGATGATGGCATCACGGACATCTTTTGGAATCTCGCCTCGCAGATAGGAGTCGGTGGTTTGCCCAGCCCGATTGAGACGATCCAAAAGTCCAGGAATTGCGCTATCTAGGCTTTCACGATAGCCAGTGTTCAGCTTGTTTGCAAAGTCCTGAAGCTTCGGCTGAAGCTCGCCCTGCTTGAGATATTCTTCCAGGTATTTATTAACTTCAGGAAGTTTTAACTCCTCAAGCCTTGGGGCCGCTTTGGGTTTCTTGAAAAAGCCAAACATAGATTGTTTCCTTTTTAACGAGAGTTGGTTGCAATGTCAGCCCAATTAGTCATCTGGATGTTGAAAGCCCCCTGCTGGCCGCCTATGTGCTCATTAAGTTCCTCTTGCAAATAGCGCAATGCCCGTGCCTCTAATGCCTCGGCGTCGCGAATGTTGCCTGCCTCTTCCTTCTCTATGGCCATCACCATATTTTTAAGGGCAGCAATGTTGGTGATGAGCAGATCGTCCGTTTCATTGACGGCGGGGATATAACGCCGCTTGGCAAGGACAGTCACAACCTGCTGCTTCCCATTGCCGCATGTAGCGCAAGTGGATGCACTGCTTGGGATTCGGTAGCGAGGATAGATTGGGGATGTTTCATCGGGAGCATAAAAAGCCAAAGCCTGTTCTGTCCCTGTGTTCTGGTCGTATTCGTAAAGCCTGACATATCCTTTAAGGCCAGACGGCAGAATCACGCGGTCCACAGAAACAATATCTTGGGTGGCTGTCACGGGCATGGGGCCAAACAAATTGATGTATTCCCCGTAAACCCACGAACCATTGTGAAGCGTCCGAATCTTGTAACCATTAGCGTCATAGCCGGAATAAAAAAGCTTCAGCCCATTATCCTCAGTCAAGTCAGTATAAACCCTAAGCTTCTTAACCCCGCAGACATCCCTGAATGTTGGGGCCGAGCCTGCCAAAAATACTCCTTGCGGAAGCTGGCCGCCACTTGCGCATGAGGCACAGCTGTTCGCAATCCCAGGGCCATTGTCAAGGAACTCATACCACGGGCTGTTAACTCGCTCCGGCTTGTCTCCAATCCCAATTGCCAAAATGGTGGAAAGCTCTCGCGGCAGACTAATGCAGTTGCCGTAAGTGCAAAAAGCATAGCGCATTACCGTGTTCACCCATAAGCCCTTGGGGAGAAGGCGTTGTTGCGCCTCATTGATGCGCGCCAGCACAGCAGGACTAGAAGGGCACTCCCCGCCTTGGACAACCTTGGCAATGAGATGGCGAGCTTGTGCTACAGTGAGGCGCTGCATGGCTTAGAAGTATCCTCGGTATTGGATAAACGCCTGAACAATATATGGGTTCATCACGTTTATTGGCGGAGAAGTCGTGCCCCCTTCCACGGGCACTTGCGGCTTGCGCACGCCGCCCCGTTGGGGATTTCTAGCATCTTCGACAAAGTAAAAAACATCAGGGGGGTTGTTGCCAGGCGTAGTTCCCCTAAAGGTCTGCGCTTTGCGCAGGTCAACATAAAGCCCTTCGGTTGTGTTGGCCACTTGAATTTCTTTTGTCCCGCCCGTAGAACCCATGGTCGCCGTGTTGTTGTCTTTGTAACCTAAAACAAAGCGGTCGCGCATGTCTGGCGTCCCATTTTGCCCGTTGCACAAAAACCATCCCATCCACGCACTGGCCGTAGCCTTGCCCGTAGGGTCCAAGGCCAAAGGCACTAAGTCATCACAAATTGCAATCATCCCTATGGGCAGTCCCCAATCCCTAATCCAGGAACCATTATGATATATCCATGTGCCCATGGGCTTGCCTTGAGCGTCGGTGCGAATCCATGGACGATCTTGGCGGTCCGGGGGCGGGGTGTCATGTCCGTAGTTGGGGATTTTGACTTTTTCAGTGAACTGGACAGTAATGTAGGATGCCACCAAGTCCAAAAGTTCCTGTTTCCAAGGTGGCGTCCCAGCTGGCAAGACGGCAGCGGATAGGGCAAGTTCTGACATAGCGGCATTGTGCTGCCTCTATCAATCAGTGTCAAGAAAGTTGCAAATGCAAAGCATTTGCAACAATTCTGTGCTAGATGTCAAGGAATGACAAAGCCGCCCATTGGCTCTATGTGTTCAAAGTATGGCCCGCTGGCAGGATAGCCTTGGGAAAAATAGCTCGGCATCCCATTGGCTGCCGCATACTGGTTGATGTTCTGATAGGGTGGTGGACCGTTTGGGTTGATCAGGGGCGGGCTCGGAGTGTCGGGCGAGGCCCCAGTGCGCATCTCCCCGCCAGTTGTCACCCATTTGGCCCCGTTGCTGTAAGTTACCTTAGCTTTCCAAGGCGAGGTGCGCCAATTAAACTGGAAGCTATCTACGGCAAACATCTCAATTAAGTCCAAGCGCTGCATTGGACCACGATAGCGGATGCGGATAAAGTTTTCCGTCGCAAAATTAGCCCCCGCATACCACGACACATTCCATTTGCGGTTAGATTCGGTGATTGGGAAGAATTGAGGGGTATTTGGATGGGGGGGGGCAAAGCCCGGGGGCGGCGTCCACCGTCTCCATTGGTTGGTCCACTTATTCAAAACATGGTCCCAGTATTCAAGTCCCGGCTGCTTCAATGTTTCACCATTCTTCGTCACCTTCAGGTCGTCATCGACATGGCCAATGCATTCAATGATTAATTCAACTGGCCATATTTCCCCCTGAAATTCCTCGCACCCAACATTTTCTGGACACGACTCCCCATGAGGAACAAGTGGCAACAAGGTGTCGTTGCAAGTGCGTGTTTCAGCACAGCCACCGGACTCAGGGCATAAGCCCACGGGCGGGGCAACCTGTGGCAAGCTATCGTTGCAAGCCCGCTGTTCAGCACACCCGCCAGATTCGGGGCAAGAATCGCTTGGAGGAATTACATTCCCAAGCTCTTCGCTGCAAATCCTTGCCATAGCCTTTCCATTTTAACATGCCGCTTGGGTGCTTTGATCCTTGAGGATTGCCCGGAAAAAGGCCATGTCTAATTTAGCGCGGCCCGTCCATTGAATTTTAGGCTGGAAGAAATAAGCTGTTCCAACCTGGCGGCCACTATATTCATTGCAGGCTGAAGCTGGTTCGCCAGCCTCAATTCGATAGGCGTAGCCCTTCCTCAAGTCCTTGGGGCCAGTTGCTGCATCAATTTCCGAGCGGTCATAAGCTGTGCAAAAACTCCCGCTTTTCCAATGCTTCCAACACATGGAGCGATCCTCTCGGAATAACAAACTCCAATCCACTTGCCCTTCGGCAGAGCTAAAAAACACCTCGCCGCGCTTCAACGTCTTTAAGGCGCGAGGCGCGCCAAATGCCAACATCGGTAGCTCCACGGTGCTTGTAATTCTGACTTCTCCCGTGCTATTGCGGTCATAACGCTGTCCTGGCACCAATTCCCATATAGCATTTTGTCCATCGCAGGTGTTCCCAAAAATAAACAAACGATCCCTCCCAACAAAGTTCCCTTTGACAAAAAACTTAGGATGTATGCCTGTCCATTCCCCCTCCCATACAGGGGCACCATCGCCGGCCATTGTTGCGGATGGCGCAAAATTTAAGCTGGCCATAGCTTCGCAAGCCACGTTGTAGCCTGGCTCCCCATCAATTGCGCTTTCGTGACGATTTAGCCTGGGGTTGACGCCAACCAAAAGGCGGTTGCGAAAATATACCCCTGGCTGGTATTTCCACCACTTGGGACTGTCGTAATCAAAAAGACGTGCGGCCTCTCTGCTAATTGGCGTAACACCAGCATCTTGCAGGTCGGCCATGGTGTTGCGCAGGCTCCGCAGTCCATCGCTCGAAAGGAAATACAAATCTTGGTTGACTGGGGTTATGGAAATCCCAGAAACACAGCCAATGTTTGGGAAAAGCAGGCGTTGCATGACAATGTTTTTCCACTGCATGCGATCTGTTACCTGCGCTTTGATTGTGGTGATGGAGTTTGCAGTAAAGCAAATTAAGTCTCCGTATTCCGTAGCATTGTCTAGGCGCGGCAGGAACGCCATCCCCGTTCCTTGCCCAGGCAGCAGAAACGAACCTCCCTCTGCCAAGTAGGCGTTCTCGTCAAAAAGCAAATGACTGTTTTCGCTGACCCCATAAAGGTCGCCAGCAAAAACTTCTCTGTTCCGCATCACCCAAAGCCTGCCATTGCCAGCAGCCATCCACGTGCCCACAGGCACCTCCCCGTCCACTGCTCTCCGGCTTGCACCGCCATCAAAGATAATTGGCTTAGAAATTCCGTCTTGGATGATGAGGTGTTGGGCAATTTGGGCAAAATAAGCAAACGGAACTATGCGGCTGTTCCTTGGCCCAGGGGGCTTTATGCTCTGGCTGTAAATTATATCGTTGACAATGTTGTGCAGATAAGGGATGCCGTCCACCACAGAAACCATGGCCCCTTCGTCATTCTCGTAGTAACACGCCCCTTGAAGCTTGCCAGAAGGCAAAAACGCCCGATGCACAATGGCCGGGCGTGTGGCAGGCATCCCATCGGTAAGGTCAATGTTGACGCCCCATGCCAAGGAATTTTTGGGGAGCATTAAAAGGTCCACGCCGGAATGAACACCGCGTAATGACGGCCCATGTTCTTCCCACCTCTCATTGGCGTCAGGAACAGCCATAAGACTCAATCAACCCTATACCAAGTGTTGTTGCCGGAGTTGAATACCAAGTGACGCCGCCCCCCGTTGACGTTGATTGGGCTGATGCCAGCTCCAGATTCTAGGGTGTGCCCCGTGTTTGCCAAAATGGTAATGTTGTTAGTGGCGGCGTCCAGTTTTTCATCCTTGATAATGATGTGCATTCCATCCACAGGATTGGCTGGGAGTGTCAAAGTTACTGGCCCTGCCGTTGTCAAATTAACGCCAACATAATAATCGACATCATCAAGAACGTCCGGGCTGGCCGTCACGGTGCGTCTAGGCTTATTGTAGCGGAAAGGCACATCAGCCCAGTTCATGCCCACGGTGGCATTGGAGTTGGCAACAAGCACCTGGCCATTAGTGCCCACTGGGAACCGCACCGCATTGTTGGCGTCTCTTACCAAGAGGTCGCCCTTGGCCAAAAATCCAGCTAGGTTGTTAATAGCAGCCTGTTGGGTGGCCCCGTTGGTGCCCCCACGGGCAATGGGGAGAATGCCTGTGGTTATTTTACCAGCATCCAAATTGGGGATGTCGGATGGCACGAGTGCGCGGAATGTCGGCGCACCACCAGTCCCCGTGGCGGGGCTTGCAAACACAATCCCAGGTCCGCTGGTCGTCAATGGCGCCTGAGAAACAAGGCCAATCGTAATTGTGCCAGCCGTAGTCAGGGGGCTTCCTGTCACTGAGAATATCGAAGGAGCCGCCAAGCCAACACTCGTTATGGCACTCGCAGGCCCCTCATAACCCGTAGGGGTGACCAAGCGCCCAGTGGAAATTAGAGTGCCAATCCCCGCGTTGACCCCACTGACGGCCAAGTTGCGGACCATGATTTGGTTGGCATTGGGAACAGCAACCACCCTGTAGTATCCGCCGCCGTCAATAAAGACGTTCATGCCCACACTTGCCCAAGCTGAAGAGGCGACCGCAACAGTAATGTGGTTAGTAAAAAGGTATGGGCTTGTGCCACTGCTTGTGGCATTAACAGTCATCGTTATTTGAGTTGGCGAGTTAATCGTAAGGATAGTAGCACCGTTGGGAATGCCGGGGCCAGAAACGGCCATGCCAGCAGTCAATGAAGATGTATTTGAAAGCCCAGTAATGATGGCACTGCCAGCAGTTCTGGTTCCAGAAATAGTGACATCAGGATAAGGCTGGTTGAAGTTGCCCGTCGTGTTGGTGACGGCATTTATCCCATTGGTCCCATTGATTCCTGGCGGCCCAGGAGGGCCAGTTTGCCCAGGCGGGCCTACGCCGCTTGAAGGGCAGGAGGGCGTTTGTGCGCAGTTTCCGGGGTTGACAAGCATAGCGTAGAGTATCCACAAATTGAGCTATGCGTCAAACTTTCTTAGAGGTCGGGTATTTCAGAGCGTGTGTCTTGGGTGAACCTTGTAGTTCGGTGATTGAACACCACAGGAATGATTCCTGTTGGCCCATTACGCTGCTTGGCAATGTTGAGCTTCCCAAATAAGGACATCTTATCGTCATCAAGAATCTTGCGATGGAGCAAGGCTACGAAGTCGGCATCTTGCTCAATGTCGCCTGATTCCTTGAGGTCGGAAAGCCGTGGATAGCGGTCCTCTTTCTCAACATCGCGGCTCAGTTGAGCCAAGGCTAAAACGTGGATATTCAGTTCCTCTGCCAAGCAGGCCAATCCTTCGGATGCGGCAGAAACTTCCAACCTTTTGTCCTTGACGCCGGGGACTCGGATTTTTTGCAGGTAGTCAACAATAAACACCTTGATCCCAAAACGCTTCACCATCCGCCTAGCCGTAGCTGTAACCTGCGCCAAGGTTGCCCCACGGCGCTGCGCAATAGGCAAAGGCCAGTCTTTCATCTTGTCTGACGCCACAGCCAGCTTATCGTAGTCGCTGTTAGAAAGTCTCACGCTGTCGATTTTTTCCACATCAATATCAGTTTCCATTGCCAAAAGCCTTGACCACATAGCCTCTACAGTCATTTCTAGGGAAAAAATCCCGCACGGATCGCCTGCCGTAACCATATTGTAAGCAAACGTAAGCCCAATTGCCGATTTGCCCACATTGGTCCTTGCCCCCACAACGCTATACCCCTTGGGGCGGAATCCTTTGGTCATTCTGTCCATCTCAGGGAATCCCGTGGACGGGCCTCTTAGTCCGTTGCCATTGGCGGCGTTAACTTCTTCCATAGCCCTGAACGTGCGGTTAAGCCCCTCCACAGGCGTGATAATCGTGGAGCCAATGGTTTGATTCCCAACAGCCAAAATTCGTTGCTCACACTCAACAACCACGGAATCCGCCTCATGTTGCCGCTCCAAGCAATCGACAATGTTTTGTGCCGAGGCCTGAACCATGCGGCGCAGCACGGCCTTGCTCCTGACTGACTCGATATGGCTTGCTAGCGTGATAGTCGGTATGACGCTCGCAGAAAGTTCGCCCAAGAAAGCCGCCCCACCCGCTGCGTCTGCAAGTTGGCGATCTGCTAGGTAGCGGTAAACAGTAGTCGCGTCGATGGGCTTCCCGCTGTTTCGCATGTCCAAAAGTGCGGAAAACAAAACCTGGTGGCACGGGTTAAAAAAATCTTCTCTGGTGAGCTTTTCAGCAGCATCGTCAATGCAATCTGCGGGGTTGGAAAGCATTGCCGCAAGCACATTGCGCTCGCACTCTGCGCTGTGGACAGCAGGCAAATTGTCAAGCTTGACCACTTGAGAAAACGTGCCCTTGCTTGTCTTAGTCATTTCATCGACTCCAACATTTTAATTTCTTCTTCCTGCGTTCGAGGCCGCTTAGTCGCTTCCGACATGGCTGCGGCCAAGTAATTGTCAAACTTGCTTTCACGAAAGATCGTTTGGGGGCAAAAATACTGCTCCATTTCCGTTCCGCGCCACAACCTCCATCTGTGTTCGAGCATCCACATCACGTTTTCCTCGGTAACTCCTGGCTCCTCCAGCCTTTTCCGTATGATCTTGTAATTAGACTCGACGTGCCGGAATGACTTGCCGCACAATGAGTTTATCTTATTCAAGATTCTTTTTGCAATCTCGTTAAGCCTGGCTGTCTTGCTCTTGGCCTTGGGCGCATCCTCAGAAGTCAAAACAAAAACACCATTGTCAAATAATGATTGCTCAATGGTGGGCTTGTGATCCTCTGGCTGAGATAAAGGCTCGGACTTTGCCTCCTTGTTGTCTTGGTTTTTCTGCTGCGCATTTCTCTTGGCCCACCTTGCCACAGCGCCCTTTCTCCTCGAAAGGCGATACGCCAACTGCTTGTCACGCTCAATTTCCATTCGTTGGTTTTTAAGCAGGCCATTGATGTTTTGAAACTTGGCCATAACGGCAGAAGGGATAGGGGTTGGCCGCTTAATAAGGGCCATGATTTCATCTTGGCTTGCTGGCAAGCCGTCCTTGCCTAAAAGCCACTGGTGGCAGAGCAGTCGGATATAGCAGCCAACCTCCTCATCTGACATTGCCGCCGTGCCCTCTAAGAAGTCTTGGGGGTAAAAGTCGAAGTATTGCTTTTTCATTTGCCTTCAAGCGGCTCCTCTTGGAAACAAACATACACTTTGCCTTGCCCCGGGGCCGCCCAAACCTTTTTGCCAATCATGACATGGATCATCCCATCTCCGTCCGGCCAAAGCGCATCGGCAATTGCCTTTAGCAGGTTGTCAACATCGGGGCGGACTCGGCAGGGCGTATTGAGCATTTTCTTTTTTTTCTTATCCGACCAGCTTTTGGGCATTGGAATGAAAAAGATGCATTCAAGACTGGTGGGGCATTGGCTAATTGGCTTAGGGCAAGACATGCGGACGACATCCTTGAACGTCCGGTAACGCAAAACGCATGGGCGCGGCTTCCAGGTGTCTCGCCTTGTTTGCCGAGGAGCCGGAACAGGGTCGGCCATTACCCAAAATTGATGTGTCATTCGGCCTCCAGGCTTGGGGACTTTTGGGTTTCCGTAAAGGCGCCAATCAAACAATCTTCTAATGCTTGAGCCAGTTCCTTTCCTTTAATACCGTGGCGCTGAGCGAGCATTTCCTTCAGTTTCCCTTGCGAAACTTCGCAACAGCGCACGAACTCTTCTGGCTCAAGAAAGCCAAGGCGGTCTATGTTTGCCCATACAATACCGGCATCGACATGCTTAATTTTGCCGCCCTTTTTCAGCCTGTAGCCTGGAATCACCGATGGCTGGGAATCAAAGTCAAAGCCCGTCCAGTCCCACTCGCCGCGCTCATTTTGGGGGACGCCGGACGCAACAGCAATCGAATCAATGGCCAGTTTTTTGATGTCCCTAAAAACCTTTTCGGCAAATGCAATCTTGGGAAGCCACTGTGCAATTTGCTCTGGTGTTAAAGCATTGGGATGAGCTGGCAAGCTGGTGGTTGCTAGCAGCGCATGAGAAACACGCGCTTGGCAAGCACTGTTAGCACGGCAATAGTCGCACTGCGGCGAGCCTGGGATTCGCGGGGCATCTGGCCGCATGGCATTCTCAATGACCTGCAAAATGCTGGTTTCAGCCTGCTGCAGCGCAGCCCTGTCATAGCAGGCAACAGACACTGAAGGCTCTACCCTTGGCTGGATGATGGCAACATACACTTCGTCCACATCCACATTTTGCTTGAGTAGAACAGCCAGTGCTCTCAACTGCCAGTTGCGTGACGCCTCCTCTGCCCCGCTGTAGCCAGTCTTGGCATCAATGATTAAGGCTCGGCGCCCGGAAACATAGATTCGGTCGGCCTTTCCAGAAAAGATGCGCTCTGGGATTGGCCTGCCCTCTGTTGCTTCATACCAAAGACGAGACTCGCGTATTTCACGAGTCTCGTCACCAACAAAGCCCAGCCTTTGGCAAAGTTCCTCCGTGTGCTGAATAAGCTCGGCCAGCACCCAATCCTCGCCTTCACGAAGCCCAACATCTTGACCTTCGTAAGCGGCATGAATCCGTGTGCCAGAAGCCGCCTCATCACTTGTTGTGGGGGACAGGTTCTTTTCGGCATGCCATGAGCCAGGGCACAAAGCTATGCGCTCTATGCCGCTGGCACTTGGCAAATTCAGGCGTTCATCCAAATTTTGGTTGTCAGGCATTGGCTTTATCCCCCGTATTCTGTGAGGCCAAAAAGCCATTGACCAAATTTTTCCAGTCATTCAAGATGGCTTCAGCAACTTTCGTGGACATGCTGGTAAGCGTAGCCACGCTTGGGAGCACGCCTTTCTTGCGCAGATACGATTCAAATGCCACTGGGTTGATGTCAGCTTCGGCCATAAAAATGAGCACCTGATCTTTGGCCGGCGGCTCTCCGCTAGCACTGCTAGTTGCCTTTTCTTCTGGCGCATTCGGCTCGGGCTGCGCTGGTGCTGGCTGGTCCTTTTTCTTAAACGGTGTGGCCGTGGCAACTTCAGCCATTTTAACGGGCGCAGGGAAAGCTTCTTCTAGCTTAATCTCGCCCTCTTTCAGTGCAGTGCCTATGCCAATGAGCGTGCCGAGCTTATCGCCATCAATATCTTCGATGGTTCTTGCGCCAACTGCAGCAAGAATGCGATCTTCGGTTGCCCCCATTTTTTTGAGGCGGTCAATGACTTTAGCGCGCTTGCTTGCCAAGGATGAGGCATCCCCAATGGCAACCTTGCGTGCCGCCTCGTAAACAGGCTTGATAAGGCTTAATGGGACCACCTTAAAGACAGCATCACGGAAGGCGATGGAAGCACAGGCATTGACGGCCAGCATGATGTCGTCCTCGTCAACTGTATCACGGCCACGCTTTTTCAGGATACGGCGGCGTTTTTCGATGGTGATAAGCGTGTTGCGCTCTAAGTCATGGGCAACTGCCTGCACCACCACGTGCGGGTTGTCGCCGTGAGCCTGGACGTGGATTGGGCGCGCTCCGGCCCGGAGATTGCCGTAAGCCCAAACTGCAATTTCTGCCAAGCGAACGCTCGGCCCTTGAATTTCCTTGCCCCCACGCGGCAGCGTGTAGAAGCAGGATTCGGCTGTCTCCTCGTCAAGTGTAGCAAACGTGAGCATGTCAGCTTTCACTTTAGAAAGCACACGAGGATACTTCTTTGCTGTGGCGATCTGGATGTCCGTATTGGCCCTTTCAATGGCCTCAATGGCACTGGGTTCAACAATTTCGGTATTGATGGTTTTTTCGGTATTCATTGGGGTTTATGGTTGATGGTTAACTGCGTTTGTTTTTGGGCGTAGAAATCAATGCGCGATGGCATGCAGATGCGTAGTCCATGCGCTTTTCGATGAGTGCTATCTTGAGACTGCGCTCTAGGGCTTGGAGGAATCCAATGACGGCCTCTAGAAGCTTAATAGTCATCAGAAGAATGTCTGCTTGAAGGCAGATGATGGCGGGGCGAATTTTCATAAGCCAGGCTCCTTTTTGGTGCCGTCCGGCCTCATCCGGGCTTCGGCCAATTCGGCCAACTGCTTGGCCTGGACTTGATTGAGCTTGGCCCAATTCATGCCACCAGCGATGCCTTTGAATAGGCGCTTGTGCGCCCTGGCCGCTGGGCTTACATACCTTGGGTCGGCTTTGATGCGAAGTTTGGATTGCTTGGGCATATAATCAAGAAACGGCAATTTTTGCCTTGGATTTTTTGCTTGTTGCCAAGTTGCGACGAGTCAGCCATTCTTTGATGGCTCGGCAGATTAGCTGGCTCCTTGGCATGTCCTCAGCTTCAGATGCGTCTTGGAGTGCCTCCAGTAGGCTTACCCTAATGGAGAATGTGCTGGTGACGAATGGGTCGTCTTGTTTTGGGTTTTTCATAGGGCACCAATATAGTTGAAATGTTATTAAATGTCAACACGAATTTAAAAAATCTTTTGCAAAGATGATATTTGGTGTTAATGTGTTGGGCATGAGGACTTTGCGCATTGCCTTTTGGCTGCTGGCCATAGTCACAGGGCGCATCTTGGCTCTTGCCGTAATGGGGATTGGACTTCTTCTGTTTGGAATTGTGTGTAGCCAACTTGTTAGCGTGGTGATTGGCCCCAACCAACGGACGATTGCAGGGGTGGTCCGAGACTACTAGGCGTCAGGATTTTGTCTTAGCACGTCCAAAAATTCGGATTGCCTAGATGCTTCCTCAACGCGGCGGCAAGCCATGTCAAAGTAATCCGGATCGCGCTCAATCCCAGTGCCGGTAAGGCCCATTGACTGGCACGCAACTAGGGTGGTCCCCGTGCCCATAAACGGATCAATGATAGACTTGGCTTGTTGGACAAAGCCGAGGCACCACTTGATCAAGGCCAATGGCTTTTGTGTGGGGGGGCCCACCTTCTCGCTTTTAGGGCAACCGCAAGGGCCAGACCAGTGCTTGGCGGTGAACTACCCCCTGCTTACGCAGGGAGCTTCTCGCTTCATAGCAACCTTTGGTCGCTCCACGAGCGCAGTCTGTCGGTTCCCGGCAGACAAAATTTTGTAGCCTCTTTGGGCAATGATAATTGCGCCGTTGTGATCGGCGTTGAGGGTTGTTCCGCAAGCCTGGCAGACAAACTCGGCTT